TTCTCCGAAGCCCATCAGCTTACCAAGCAGTATCCAAGATGACGAACCTAAACCTATTATACCAGATAAAAAAACTATTGAAATAATTAAACGCGTTTTTTCAGGTAAAGATATAAACATTGAAAATAAAACAGACATACACATATCAGAGAAGGGGGAAGATTGTGCTTTGTTTATTATTTATCCAGACCATATTTATATTGAGGCATTACATAAATGTGGTACTACAACGGGAAACAATTTATTAGAAAAGTTTGATATATTAGCGTCAGAAATACCAAACATGACTTATGTTAGATTAGATGATGATTCAAATATAGAATTATGTGGAATAGAAATAAAATTATACACATTAAAAATATTAACAACCGGTCAATCGTGGTATAATTCAAAAGGGTATGTCTCAGATAATAACGACGATCAAAAAACTGTTAACGCAAGAATCATAAATATGCAATATGAAGAATTTAGAGATAAAGTTTATGCAACAGCAGCAACCGTAATAGATAAAGGTAATCGTTTATTTCCTGAAACAAAAAAGAAGACCGTTCAGGATTATTTTAAATATGTTTTAAACGATATAAATAGGAATATAAAAGATAAAGGTTGTGGCGATGAAGAAACTATTGAAAAATGTATATGGTTATCAACAATTATTAATACTATAAACGAGATGCCTTATTCAATAAGGTATAATCAGTCTGGTCTTGTGAAAGAGCAATTAGCTGGAGGAGCCAAAAGAAAAAGAATTAAATCTAAGAAAAGTAAATCTAAGAAAAGTAAATCTAAGAAAAGTAAATCTAAGAAAAGTAAATCTAAGAAAAGTAAATCTAAGAAAAGTAAATCTAAGAAAAGTAAAAAATATTAATATATTATAAAAATTGAAAAACCAAAATTTTATATTTTACACCTTTTTCTTACGAAGTTGTAAAGTAGATTTATACTAACGCCTTTTATACCTTTGCGCATTTTCAAAGAGAAAAGGTGTAAACCAGACAAATCAACACTTTATATTATAATAAAAATAATACTCTAAATATTTTAACTGTGAACATGCCCATCATCCAAATAAACACGATACACGACAGGAGCCGGTAGCTGATACATAGGATTTATAAATCGCCGCAAATTGCCATCTTTTTGCGCATCCGTAATAAATTGCCTTACACTTACAATATCTGTTAATGGAAGACTATAACGATTAATTTCGGATGCTAAAAAAAGCGACTTAATATCTTTGCACGCAAACTGTTGCGAAATTGTTTTATAAAGGTCCAACATGGAATTGTCTTTGTTTATGATTACAAATTCACTGTAGCCGCACAACTTTGACACTTCAAAAATGTATTTATTGTTTGGAATGGAATTCATATGTTCATTCATTTTACAACTAAAATCCTCCAGGACTTTATTGGAATCTCTCTCTGTATTTAGAGTGTGACTATCATGAACCAAGTTTTTATTTTTTGAATTGTCATTTAAATCTTCTTTATTATTCATGTTGTATTATTATATTTTTATACCAAAAAGTATTTAAATTGCTTTCATATAATATAAAAAATTGATTTAATTTTTAAAAACAAATCAAAGATAAAATCTAAAAATAAAAATGGACGAAACCTTAGTTCCGGAACAAAAAGAATCACTGTGTGACCAATTTTCCAGATGGCATTTCCGAAATAGTTTACCGCCTTTAGATAGAATCGACGAATATCCAGACACCGTGTTTTGCCAGTGGTTGGATTGTTGCGCATTTTGCTATCGATTTGACTGTAAAAAAAGCGAATGTATATGCGAAAATGATACCGAATTAATGTGCTGTTGTTTTACTATAATATTCAAGTAAAAATCCAAATAAAAATAAATGTAATAATAATAATAATAATAAATAAACAATGTCAAAAAACAAAGACCTAAATATAGAAAACTATGAACTCAATGATATTTTAGCGTTATTCAAAATAGATGCCGATTTTGGAGAAGATGATTTGAAAGCAGCAAAAAAAATAGTACTAAAAACCCATCCTGATAAGTCTGGATTAGGACCCGAGTATTTTCTTTTTTATTCAAAAGCATACAGGGTTCTTTTTTCTATATGGGAATTCAAAAATAAGAGTAAAAATTCAAAAGATTTAAAAAATTATAAAGAAGGACAAGAGACTTTTTTTGATAAACAAAACAAAAAGACATTGGACACTTTTCTCTCGAAGGAAGGATTAAAGGATACCAAAAAGTTCAATAATTGGTTTAATACGCAGTTTGAAAAGAATAAAATGGAAAGAGAAGACGACGCAGGAGGATATGGAACATGGTTAAAGTCCAACGAAGACATTGATGAGGAAAAGAATATACATTATTCGCAAATTGGCGAAGAAATGGAGAAGAAGAAGCGGCAATTACAAGCAGTCATAGTTCACGAGGGCATCAATGATTTACAATCGAATTATCAAGGGGCGACCAATTTGCTCGATTCCGCACCAAGCACATATAGCTCCGACATATTTAGTAACTTGGGTTACGAGGATTTACGCAAAGCGCATACGGAAACAGTTATACCGGTTACCATGGAAGACTATAATAATGTGAAAAAATTCAGGAATGTAAATGAATACAATCAATTTAGAAATAGTCAAAGTATTGTGCCGCTTTCGGATATTCAAGCACAGGAATATTTAAGCAATAAGAATAAAATAGAGGAAACAGAGGCGTCAAAAAGGGCATACAGGTTAGCAAAACAGTTGGAAGAAAGTCAAAAAAAACAGGAACAGAGTTGGGCGAGTATGCGAAACATAAAATTTTAACTCCACTTTTAAGAAAAGTTATGCGAAGCGAAGAGCAAAATTTTCACCCATTTTTTTCATATTTAATTAAATTTTGCTCCACTTTTTTCATATTTAATTAAATTTTGCTCCACTTTTTTTAAAAAGTGGAAAAAGTGGAAAAGTGGATTTTTGCTATACTTTTTTTAAAAAGTATATATATGAAGAGTATGTCTATTATGAATTATATAATTCTTTTTTCAATATTAATTGTCTTAGGAATGTTATACAAAAGATTTGAAAATAAACGCATCCGAGAAGAAAATAAAGACAGCAGAGATGCGATTCAAAGATATTTGCTTGACGATATTACTTTAGGTAAAAGCAAAAAACCGATTTTGTGGATTCATGTCCCCTATGAATACAATTCAAGAAAGTGGTTAAGTTTTGGGTCGCGCAGTTCATTTGAATTAAACCAACCCTATTTATATTTAACGGTACGCAGTATCATTGCCAAATGCGACAACTCTTTTACTATTTGTATTGTGGATGATACTTCATTTGATAAACTAATTCCTGGATGGGCAATTGAAATGAACAAGATTTCGGCGCCCATATCCGATAATATAAGAAAATTGGGTATGATGAAATTATTGTATAGGTATGGCGGAATAACATGTCCCATATCCTTCCTGTGTATGAAAGATTTGCTCCCGCTTTACAACAAAGGAATTATAAATAACAAGATGTTTGTCTGTGAAAATAACAATCGCAATATCACAAGCACATCGTATGACTTTTATCCCGATATAAACTTTTGTGGCGCAGAGAAAGAGAACCCAATGGTGGATCAATTGATTGACTTTCAGCAAAGAACCATATCGAAGGACTTTACCGCGGCAAGTGTATTTTTAGGAGAATTTAACCGATGGGTTGAAAAAAGAGTGAAAGACAGACAAATTAATTTGATTAGTGGAGTAGATGTAGGCATAAAATCATTGGACGATAAACCCATCAAATTGGAAAACCTAATGTCGAATAATTATTTAGATATTTATCCCCAAACTTATGGAATATGGATACCGTCAGATGAGATTTTGAGGCGACCCAATTTTGAATGGTTCTCTCGTTTATCCGAAAAACAAGTGTTGGAATCGGATACAATACTAGGAAACTATATTTTAGTCAATATGGGACCTAAGAATTCGAATGTATTGGAACCCATGTCATCGGAGGAAATCAAAAAGGAGTTTGTTGGGTTTTGGAGAACCCCTTTACAGGACGTATATGGGTTAAAACCAAATGATTTAGGGGATAATATGATAAAAGTACAATATCCGAGAGAATAATAAATATTTATATTATGGAAAAAGAAACAATCGAAACAATCGAAACAATCGAAACAAATGTATTATTAAAAGATATACTTATTTATGATTATTTATCTCAAGAAAAGCATATCAATATTAAAGACCATATTTATTACAAAGCACTCAAAAAGAATGATCCAAAAATTTATTTAAAATATGTGAAAAAAATGTTTCGTCAAAAAAAAAAAGATACGGGAACATGGTCTGGTTTTATCGATTTGTACAACAACATTAAACAAAACGGAATAAACCTAGAAAACACGGGTTCAATTGTAATAAAAAAAACCGAGGATGAAAGATACTGTTGTTTTCATGGAAGACATCGAATATGTATGATGAAATATTTATATAGTGGTAATACAGTTTTAACGCTTAAAAACAATAAAGTTTTTAGTATTACACATGTGTAAAATAATTAAGGCAAAATATTAATATATAATATTATATATTAATAATATAATATAATATGGAAAGCAATATTGAATTTAATGGATCCGCTTTTACAACTGCCGCGGTAATATCAGGAGTGGCGTATGGATTATATGCTTATACCACGCGCGGAAATAATCAGAATCCAAATCAGAATCCATATCAAAGAGGTAATAGTAGTAGTAGTAGTAGTAGTTGGTTTCCACAGTTTTCTCAGAATAATAATAATCGTAGTAGTAGTAGTAGTAGTTGGTTTCCACAGTTTTCTAGTAATAATAGTAATAACCGTAGTAGTAGTAGTAGTAGTAGTTGGTTTCCACAGTTTTCTAGTAGTAGTAATAGTAATAGTAATCGACCAAGTAGCAGTATGTTTTCTCCAATGAATAATTATAGAAGTAGTAATAGAAGTAACGGTTATAGAAGTAATGGTGGAAACAAAACAAAAACAAAAAAAAATAAAAAGTAACCCGTAATTGGGTTGTCTTTTGTTTTTTGTTTATTTTTGTTTTTTTCATTGTTTTTTATATATTTTTATTGTTTTTTGTATATTTTTGTTTTTATTTTTGTTTTTTATATAATAATAATAGTAATAATAGTAATAATAATAGTAATAATAATAATAGTTACTTACTCAGAATAGTTTTGAATGGTGTTGTTCTCCATAATGCAAGATTCGACGGTCTCTCGAGATAAATCGCACTCGGTAAATGTACAGTTCATAAAGATAACGCCGTGTGCTATCATGCCGTCGAAGGTACATTCGTAAAAGTCGACGTTATCAAAGACATAGTTTTGAAGTATCGCACCAGTAAATCTGGCGTTACGAATGACGACATCCGAGACTCTTTCTTCGGAAAGGTATGCGTTGGCAAAGTTGACGTATGAGTACCTGATAATTCGACCACCTTGGTAATCCATGGTCCATTCTTCAAGTTCTTCGCGCGGCTCTCTTCCAAGACTCTCGATGTATTCGTCGATTTGGACGTCGGACATGTCACACAAATCGACTGCTAAGTCTTCCGCTTCTAAGACATCTTCTTCTGAACTTGAGTCATCTTCTAAATCTTCTTCTGCTTCGCTTGAATCTTCTAAGCCATCTTCTAAACTTGCTTCGTCGTCATCGCTATACATAACCTGTTCCGCAAACGCTCCTACGACTGGAAGCGCACTTGAAACATGAGTATAGACTCTTTGATTTTGGAAGTGATCTAAGAGTAACGGAGGATACGCAATTGCTAAACAGTCATTCATCTTGTCAAACACAGTATCTGGGCGCCCAATCTGTACTACTAAGCAGTCAAATAACCTGTCAAAATAGTCGCAACTAGACCCATGGCGTCTATAGTTGCCAATGGCATTCATGGATAGTAAGAAATCGTTTTCATCAACTGGAATAAGTTGGAAGAGTAAACCGTCAAACTCTAAGACAAATGAATCAGTCCCTGCCTTTGACAACCATAAAGGTAAAGCACCTCTTTGGGTGCCATGCAACCATCTCACTAGAGTCCTAATAACAATATCTTTCAACGCTTCGACATCCATAGCAAAGTGGCAAGAACTAATAAAAGTAAGACCCGACATTTTGATTAAATTGTAATTGTTGTAATTTAAAATTTCGAAATGTTTGTTTATAAATAAATATAAATTACACATAAAAATAAAAAAGTATTTCAATTTTTTATTTTTTTATTTTTAATAGATATTCCTAAAGTATGTAAACTTAAATTTATATAAACTTAAAAATAGATATAATAAAAAATATCATAAGTGGATTTATCGTATTTTATCTGTGAAGTGTATGTGATTTTATTAAAGTTACAAATTTGGCGTAAGACCGTTGTAAAAGTATTATAATCCACTTTTCTTTCTAAATATTTCTTCTTAGAAATATGATAGTAAGGTTTACACTTTTCAAAAAATTTACTGATTTCGTCGTTGAAAAGACCCTTTTTGAACGAATTGTGATTAAAAAGATAATACTTCTCGTTTTTAACGCAGATTAAATCTAATAATTCAAATAAAAAATTATTTGGAACATTATTTTTAAAAATTTGTGTAGACATAATATTATAATCAAATAAAATAAAATAATTATTTCTTTTATATCATTACTTCAGTATTTGAAGAAAAATAAACATCGTCGTAGTTGAAATACTCCGCGTTAGAAGCCAGTGGTTCTTTAAAACATTGAAAACTGGTAAACCAGTTACAAATTGTCTCGTATAAGTCAATGAAAAATTGTATAAACATATACTATAATTGATATACTATAATTTATACAAATATAAATAACGAACTGGAAAAAATAAAAAAAATTATATTTAGTAATATATAGTATGATTCAAGGAATTAAAGATAAACTTTTTAAAGATAGTGAGTTATTTAACGCTATAAAAAAACAAAATCTTGATAGGGTAAATTACCTTTTAGAAAATAATGCAGATCCTAATAAACGAAATGGAGATGGAGTAATACCTCTTTCAAGGGCAATACGTTTGTATTATAATCAAAAGATGAATCCTGATTTTGATCAATCAAGGTTTGATACTAGTTATGCCATAATACGTGCACTTGTAGAAAAAGGAGCTGATCCTAATGTTGGCAGTGATTTTATTCGGAATAATGAGGAAGGTCGTGGTATATATATGAGAACACAGACTCCCCTTATTTTGGGGTTAAAAGAATTAGATACAGAATTAATGGATTATCTTATATTGAAAGGTGCCAATGTCAATCTTGTAACTACAGACAACGTTTATCAAGGTGGTTATACTTATACACCCCTTACATGGGTCTTAGAAAATTTCGAAATTTTATCAAATAGTAACCCCCGTGTTACAACACTTGAAGCGGTTAAATACCTTTTAAGTAAGGATGCTGATCCAAGAATAGAATTTGAATATAGATCTGGTAAATCTATTCTTAAGAAGTCACCTCTTACTGTTATAAATAGTTATGATGGTAGAGATAAGGATGAAATTAAAGAACGATTGATAAATAAGGCGAAACAACTAAGTGTTAATAATGGAGAACAAAGTGTTACTAATGTAGAACCAAGTATCAACCCTTTAATTAACCAAGAAATATTAGGAACAGAAAAAGGCGGAAGAAGAAGAAGAAAAACCAACAAAAAAAGAAAGACCAATAAAAGAAGAAAGACCAATAAAAGAAGAAAGACCGGCAAAAGAAGAAGAAGGTAAATTTCTCATAATATTTTAATTAAATTATTTGTAAACATCGTCGTAGTTGAAATACTCCGCGTTATTTATAAGTGGTTCTTTAAACAAGTAAACCAGTTACAAATTGTGTCATATAAGTCAATGAAAAATTGTATAAACATACTATAATTGATATACTATAATTTATACAAATATAAATAACAATATGGACGCAATAAAAAATATTATATTTAGTAATATATATAATTATGGATATACTTTATTCAAACACAAATTTTTATGATGCCGTTAAAAGAGGAAATATTCAAAAAGTTGAATCCATGTATAATGCAGCACAAGGTAAACCTTTTGGTAAAATTAACATTAACTGGCAAAATTCACGTGATGATTATAATACACCTCTTTTAATAGCAATACAAAACAAAAATTATGAGTTAATAGAGTTTCTTTTAAATAAGGGCGCTGAAGTAAATCCTGGTCGTGTTACTGAAGATAAATTATCACCTTTACTTTACCTAATAAATAAAACCCCTCGTGATGATCTTACATTACAAATAGTAACACTTCTTTTAGAAAAGGGTGCTAGACCAAATCTTGGTTACATACCATCATATAATGACGGATATGGACGACAGCGACCACAAGCGATTACACCTGTTACTATTGTAAGAAATTGGCCTGATGATGGAATTGAAGGAGACATAAAACACCTTATTCTTCAAACAAAATTAAAAAAAATTAGTGGTGCAGTTCAATCAATGGACTCTTTAGTAAGTGAAGGTCAAAACCCTTTAACAAATGATTTAGAAAATTTAGAAAATTTGAATGATTTTATGGGTAAAGGCGGAAGAAGAAAAAGAAGAAGAAAAACCAACAAAAAAAGAAAGACTAGTAGAAGAAGAAAGAGTAATAAAAAAAGAAGAAGGTAATTTTACCCCAATATTTTAATTAAATTATTTGTAAACAGCGCAAGTTCAATCTCATCCTCGTGGATGTTATTAAAAATTGTTATATATTTACAAATAATAGGAATCACACTGTATTTTTCATCTTCCGACAATAAAGGAGTGTTTTTAATAAAAACAAAATAGCAATCTAAAATGTCCATGACAGAATACCCTTTATCAAAAATATCATAAATGATGTCAATCGCCTCGCCAAGTTGCCCATTTTTAACGCAAACCGTGTATTCTTCCAGTTTTAAAAAGTTGATATTCGAGCACAAATGTAGCGCAATATCGTATGTAATCTTGCTATTCACAAGTTTGAATTTTTCCATGTAATTCACCAATATTTTAACCGTGTTATTTGATACACTCAAGACGAACTCTTCGGCATCACTATCCACCTCAATCTCTTCGGTTGTTTTGATTTTATTGAAAATCTTCGCAATGTATTCTCTCTTCAAGGGTTTTATTTTAATAATTGTAAACCGAGACTGAATGCTTTCAATTACCTTTTGAATGTTACTACACGACGAAATAAAATGAACATTATGACTGAATTTGTCGATACAGTTCCTGAAAACTTGCTGACTTTGCTCATTAATGAAGTCAATGTCGTCCAACACAACAATCTTCTTTTTATTTTTAATAACAGAACATGTCTGGCAAAAAGTCTTCACATCATTTCTATAGTAGTTGATGCCTTGTTCTTTTAAACTATTAATATAAAGTATGTTATCATTGTATTGTTTTGGATCGTAACCAGTATAATATTCACGAATAAGAGCATTTAAGAGAGAAGTTTTGCCACATGAAATGTCGCCGACAAAAAGGATATTCAGTTTATTTATGGAAATCATAATGTTGAGAATTTCGGTAATATCATCATCCATTTCGAAATCTTTGAAAAACATGGGTTGAAATTTATCAACAAATAATTTTTTTTGGGAAATCATACAATTATTAATAATTCATTAAATATTATTTAAGTTATTTATTATTTAAGTATATCTTTTTAGATATTATTAAATGTCCACAAATCATTACAAAGTTCTTGGTTTAGAAGAAACCGCATCAAAAGATGAAATAAAGAAGGCGTTCCGCACTCTTTCTCTCAAGTATCATCCTGACAGAAATCCAAATAACAAGGATGCCGTCGATAAATTTCAAGAAATTAATAATTCATATGAGGTATTGAGTGATGAGCAAAAAAGGCGCGAATATGATATGATGCGAAACAATCCTTTTTTTAATTTAGGCGGAAATGACGGACATGGACCCGATATAAATATGGATGATTTATTGGGAAGTTTATTTGGCGCGCAAATGGGTATGGGTATGGGGATGCCGTTTTTTCCGCCGAATATGGGTTTTCCTCCGCATTCAAATATGGGTCAAGGCATGAAAATACATGTAATGCGTGGCGGTCCTCAAGGCGGTTTCCATTCTGTTTTTAATCAAATACAAAAACCGCCTTCCATTAACAAAACAATTACCATCACAATGGAGCAAGTATTTAGCGGAGCAACAATACCCGTTGAAATTGAAAGGTTTATTATGGAGTCAAATATTAAAATTTATGAAAAGGAAACCATGTATGTTACGGTTCCAAAAGGAATCGATGATGGCGAAATTTTAGAAATAAAAGACAAAGGAAATACTTTAGACAATAACAACAAAGGAGACATTAAAATCTTTATTAAAGTAGAAAATAATACCAATTACGAGAGAAACGGAATCGATTTGTTAACAAATAAGACAATTTCACTCAAAGAAGCATTGTGTGGGTTCAAATTTGATTTAAAATATATAAATGGAAAAATGTATACACTCAATAATAATAGTGGTAACATAATTGTGCCCAATTATAAAAAGATAATTCCGAACATGGGACTTACAAGGGAAGGACATACGGGAAACCTAATTATTACTTTTACAGTTGAATTCCCTTCCCACTTAACCGAAGAAAAAATGGCACAATTGAGAGAGTTGCTATAATTCAACTTTTTTCACGAAGTTATGAAAAGTTGAGCAAAATTGTTTCCATTTCACAAAGTTGAGCAAAATTGTTTATGCTTTTATTTACAATTTTTTATTTATTATTGTAAATACAAAGAATGTTTAGTAAATGCAATAATAATAGTAATAATACTAAATGTCCAAAAGGTGGTGTAAAAATACGCGAATCTGGTAACAATATTATTAGTAGCGATATAGGTAAAGAAGATCAAATCCAACAAGATTTTTATCAAAAAATAAAAAACCAAAACAAGCATACGGGTGTAAGGATAACGAAAGGCGAAAATGAATATAATATAGACCCCTTTGACAACATAAATCCATTTGCAAACCCAGATGGTAAAAGTGATTTCAAAAATGTTGTATACAGTAACTCGTCTTATGAAAACATGGATATCAACATTAGCAATTACTCGATTGAAGCAATATACAAACTATTTGGTGTCCAAAATCGGATCCTCACGGACGAAGTCATGAAAGAAGCGAAGAAAATCGCATTAAAGGCGCACCCAGATAAATCCCGGTTAGATCCCAAATATTTCCTCTTTTTTTCCGAGGCATACAAGCGGTTATTCAACATTTACGAATTTCAAAATAAGACGACTAAAAAGAACGAAGATACCAAAGAATTTTACAATGCGAACAATAGTGCCGTATTAGATACCATGTTTGAGAAAAAGGCGGCATTAAAAGATCCGGGTAATTTCAATCAATGGTTTAATGAGCAATTTGATAAATACAAATTGGAAGACCCAAACGCCCAATCTGGTTATGGTGACTGGTTAAAATCGAATGATGATTTAGTTGAAACCACGGCAAATGTTTCAACAAAAGAAGCGATGTCGAGAGAAATAGAAAAAAGGAAAAAAGAAGTGCAAAGTATTACAAAATACAACGGGGTTACCACAAGTTATTCGATGGGAGTGAGTTCATCAAGTTTAATGGATTACAATAGTAATTTTACTTCGGGTTCTCTCTTTAGCAGTGATGGGATGGGTTATACGGATTTACGGCAAGCGTATGTTGAGTCTGTTATTCCAGTGACAGAAGAAGATTACAATAAGATGCCCAAGTTTAAAAATGTGGAAGAATACAAAGCACATCGTGGAAACAATATTGATTTAAGTCCAACGAATAAGACAGACGCAATGAGGCAATTATACTCACAGCATACTGAAAGGGAAACAGAGAGTGCGGCACTGGCGTTTTATTACGCGCAACAATCAGAGAAAGCGAAACAAAATTCGTCCAACTTTTGGTCAGGACTGAAACAAATCCACTTTTAGAAAAGTTATGCGAAGCGAAGAGCAAAAATTTTTTTAAATTTTGTTACACTTTTTTAAATCTTTTTACACTTTTACACTTTTTAACAAAAATATAATTTTGTAAAGACTTAAAAATATTTTTAATAATTATATATATGCCAAGGTCAACAAAAAGAACAAATTCTAGTTTATCTGCTTCCAAGCAGAGTATTCCACCAGCACCTAGACAGAGCATTCCTCCTCCAAAACAGAGTGTTCCTCCAACATCACTTCCTGTATATAATCCACCTTCAATGTTAGACACCATAAAACAAGGATTTTTTTTTGGTGCCGGCAGTTCAATTGCTCATAATATTTTTAATTCTAATTCTAAAAATACAAAAGAAACAATAAATACAAGTGAACCTAAGTTAATAAGTGAACCTAAATTATCAAGTGATAAAGTGTATGAATTATATAACAAATGTTTAGAGAAGAAGGATAATACTATAAATTGTAATCTTATTCTGGAAAACGCATAAATGTATTTTTATTTTATATAATTAAAATAAAAACTTAATAATATTTGCTAATTATATAAAAATGTCATCTTTTGAAAGTACGCCTGTTGAAAGTACATCTGTTGTAAAATGCGAATTATGTGAAACCATTATTACTTTAGAAAATATAAGTCCTTGTGACATATGTAAAGTTATTGGATGTTTTGAATGTGTCAAGACTGAATGTTGCGATTGTTGTATTCAATTGTGTAGAAAATGTAGTGACATTGATGATCTTATGTGCGATTGTTTTGGAAAATGTAATACATGTGGAACAGATGTTAGTCGTGGTTCAGGATGGCCTTGTGATAAATGTGGAATATGGAATTGTCGGGATTGTAAGAAAAGTGACAAAAACCCTTGTAAGGAATGTGGACCTTCTCCAGAATCGAAAAAAGTAAAAACTACATTTAATTGTGAATCTTGTAAAACCGAATATCTTTTAGAAAAAGCAATTCGATGTAAATTGTGTAACATAAATGATAAAGACGCAGATGACGCAAGCTTAGAAGATGACGCAGTCGCAAGCTTAGAAGATGAGGATAATAGAAGCGTAGATAGTTGGGATGGTAAAATAAAACATTTATTCTGTAAGGACTGTACTCGTAAATGTCACGCTTGTGAAGAGAGAGGATGTAAAGAATGTGTTGAATTTGCGTGTTGTGATTGTGGTTACAATATGTGTTATGAATGTAGAAATAATGAGGTCGATTGTGGTTGCTATGGAAACTGTTATAGTTGCGGAACAGATGTAAATCGTGGTTCAGAAGGATGGCCTTGCGGTGAATGTGAAAAATGGTATTGTTGGGGGTGTAGGCAATGCGATAACCCTTGTAAGGAATGTGGACCTGAATCAGAGTCAGAGTCAGAGTCAGAGTCAGTCGCAAGCTTAGAAGAAGAATCAGAAGATGTCGCAACCTTAGAAGATGTCGCAACCTTAGAAGATGTCGCAACCTTAGAAGATGTCGCAACCTTAGAAGTCGCAAGCTTAGAAGTCGCAACCTTAGAAGTCGCAACCTTAGAAGTCGCAAGCTTAGAAGTCGCAAGCTTAGTAAAAGAAAAGCAAGAATAATTTATATATTATTATAAATTTGTATTCATTTAAAGAAATATTACAATTTATAATAATAACAACATGTCTTTAAAAGAAAAGAAAAAAATATATATAATTGGTGCGTTAAAAAACGACAATATTCCCAAAATTGCCGAAACATTAAGGTTAAAATCCAAATATGATGTTTTTGACCAATGGATTACCCCTGGTCCCGATGCAGACCAGTTCCTATTCCAATACGCAAAACAGAGAGGATGGAACTATAAAGAGGCGCTTACTTGTCACGCTGCTAGAAACAATTTCGAGTTTGATAAGCGACACATTGATTCATCGGATATAGTGATCATGGTAATGCCTGCTGGAAAGTCGGCACACCTAGAATTGGGTTATTCAATTGGTCAGGGAAAAGAGGCACATATTTTATTTGACGTGGAACCTGAACGATTCGATTTGATGTATAATTTTGTTCCACCTGAAAACATTCATTTTAGTATTGACACACTTTTAGAAAAAGTGTAGCAAAAGTTATGAGCAAAAGTTTGTAACAAAATTAACATCTTTAATTTCTTGTATCAGTTCTACGCCTTTTATTAGTTTTCTGTTTTTTATTGAATCTTCTAATACTTTTACGCCTTTTATTAGTTTTTTTATTGCGTCTTTTATTTGTTCTGCGTCTTTTACCACCTACTTTATTAAGGCAAAGAAATACTATTTTATGATATTTTATTTCTCCTTGTTTTTCTACATCATTATTTTGTTCATCCTTATATTTAATTACAGAAATTTCTTTTTCTTTTTTACTATCATAAAATTTGCTTTCAATTATAGTTTCAAATGTAATTTGTATTGGTTCTCCTGTTTTTTTGTTAATGGCGCTTATATAATGCGGTCTGGGGCCTTCTGGTATTTCTTCTGGAAAAATTATACCAATAACATTTTTATCTGCTGTTACAAATTTTTGTGGAATATAAGAAGAGCAATAATCGCTAAGACCAAAAAATTTAGTTGTAAAACCTATATCATTTGAACTAGGGTTATCATTTGTAAATCCATAATAACGCGCCAGATTTTGTTTACGTATATTGTCGTCTGATTTTAAATATTGTAGTTTTTGGTTTGCCGTCAATTCATTTAATATTCGTTTCTGGTCTGCTTCAGTTTTTTTTGTTGCTATTTCTAAATTATTGTCTATTATTTGTATTTTAGTTTCTCGTTTGGTTTCAATTTCTCTTCTTTTAACATCATTCGCGTTTTGTACTTTAATTGTAGCAGTTTTATTTTCAATATCTGCTTGATCTTTTGATGCTTCAGCATAATTTTCTAAGCGTTCCGAAAGATTTTCAACTGTTTTTAAAGTATTTCCTACTGTATTAACAGCAGATACACCAATTTTCCCTGTAGAACTAACTAAATCATTTGTAACATCAAGACCAGTTTTAGCAACATTTCCTATACCTTCAACCCCCTTGTTGGTGGCATCAAGACCAGTTACACCAAGTTTCCCTGTAGAACTAACTAAATCATTTGTAACACCAAGACCAGTTACACCAAGTTTCCCTGTAGCACTAACTAAATCATTTGTAACATCAACACCAGTTACACCAAGTTTCCCTGTAGAACTAACTAAATCATTTGTAACACCAAGACCAGTTCTGGCAATTTTACTTGTATCATTAAATACATCCCTTGTTGTGTTAAGAATATCTTCGCCAATTTTTCCAGAAGTTGAAACCATATTTCCGGCAGAATCTACAACATTTACGCCTGTGCCTAAAACATTTGCTGGAATGCTTAGAACACCTAATCCAGCATCTTTATATCTTTGACCAATAGAACTTGTCATTATAGATAATATAATATTATTATTTAATTCACTTTTCTAAGAAAAGTTGAGCAAAATAAAAATACTAAATAATTATATAGATGGCATTTACCAAAACACGTGGTTTAATACAATTTTTAAATAAAAAATTACAAGAAAAGTGTAATAAGGAGTTAACAATGGAACTCGGGTTTTTTTCAGACATGATTGCGCGTGAAAATGTTTCATTTTACGAAAAAAACACAGATCTTCCGACTTTTCTATTGTGTTTAAACATTAAAAAAGGCGGCAAAAAACATTGTATATCAAGTATTTCTTGTAAATTAAGCGGAGACGAAATGGAGATTTCATCAAAAACTCATAAAGACTACGAAGGAAATAAATATAATTTACTATTGCGTAGCGCAAGTGTTTTGCTTGCGGAGCACATAAAAAACGAAGATGGGACGCCCATAACTAAAATTGTTTCTAGAGCATTAAATCCCATTTCGGCGTTTTCAATGATCAAATATTTTAATGCCAGCAATGATGAGTTGGATGAATACATGGACGACAATGAAATTGAATCGTCTGAAATAACACTGGATGATGTTCAAACCTTTTTTGACGAAAAAAACGATTTAGGAATCGACGAAGACTTAAATGACGAAGAAATAGAAGCACTTATGATGGAAAATCCTGATTTTGGATACATTGCAATCTTAGAAATTAACTTAGATAAAGAAACGATTGAAAAAACACTCGAAACATACATGAGCACACTTGAAAGGATTCGGTGTCCGCCTAAAAGAACAGCAGAAGGGACTAAAAAGAAAAGAAAAAGAAAAAGAAAAATAAGAACAATTAAAAAACGAAGTATTAAAAAACGAACAATTAAAAGAAGAACAATTAAAAAATCCACTTTTAGAAAAAGTGGAGCAAAAAAATTGTTATAAATCCACTTTTCTTATGAAATTGTATTTTTATACTTTTAGGAAAGTATAAAAATTTGTCATACCTTTAGAAAATATTATAATAACTTTTGCTCCACTTCTTATGAAATTGTAAAAAGTGGATTTTTTTAAAAGTGGATTATATAAATGGCAGGCAGACCCAAAAGAATTCGCAACATTCAATCGTATGTAAATCACATTGACAACAATACATTTTCAGGACCCATGAAAATGGGCACACCACCTAGTATAGGAAAAACGAGAAACTTTTGGTATAACTATTTGACGCAGTGTAATAACAAACCAAACGCAGTGAAAAAGAGTTACGCCAACATGGTGTTTCTAAATATAAATCCGGCACAAACACCCGTATCCGCAGGATTTACTCAATCATCCAGTTACAATTATGGATATATTCCTCCACAACAGCAACCTAATAGGACATATAACATGAACAATTATAACTATGCTTATAATTATAGATAATTATTTAGCGCATATAAAAGCAGTAATTATAGCGTTACTAGAATCATTTTGGTTATTTTTATTGATATTAATATCATTAATATCATTAATATTATTAATTTCAACAACATTAGGAAAAATCCCCAAAAAAGGCACACGAAACCCATAATAAGAAATAGGTAACCCGGTTCCTTTTTTTATGCTAGACCAGTCTTCAATGGAATCCCATTTCCAAAACCATAAATTATTTCCCACTTTATAATGATTATTTTCAGTGTCTACAATCATAAAATTGGTAAACCCATTGGAATCAAATGTGTATTTATCAGAAACCATAATATTCCTATTTTTTTGTGTAAAATAAGAATAACCAAAATGAATGGGAGGTCCAATTAAATAATAATTATTCCATTTTATTTTGAGAGAAGTCAAAATACTAAATAAGTTACGCGACATTATTTAGTATTTATTAAATTGTCTTTATATTAAACTTTTCCACTTTTTCCACTTTTAGAAAAAGTGGAGCAAAAACATCCTATTTAGAAAATTATTCATTTAACTTCTTTACAATTAAAGCAACAAATATAACCCTAAAATGTGTAAGTTTTGCTCAACTTTTTCTAAAAGTTGATTAGTTACTGCCACCCAAAGGCGAGTAAACATTTGTGCCCAATGGCAACCTCGTGGAAGGTCCTGGAACCGGTGGGTAAACAAAATAACCATTGGGGTTTCCTGTATAGTTATCATACAATCCTAAATAGGTGTAAAATTTGCCACAACCATTATTGGGAAGACTACAAATAGTTGCCAACCTATTTTTAGCACGACGATTTGATGTGCTTGATGCGCCTACGCCACCAGTTCCAGGTCTGAATTTAGTAAATAAATTAGTAAAACCATTACATGTAATATTGCCTCCGGGACCCATTTTAGTGCTTCGTCTGGCACCTACACCTGTATTTTTTTTATATATAAAACCAGGAAATTTATTTCCTCCATACCAAAATTGACCAAATGAACTGCTTCCAAAACCAGATATAGAACTAGGCATTTATATACTATATCCACTTTTTAAAATCCACTTTTAAAAAGTGGAGCAAAATATAGATTTCCTAAAGTAACCCTAAAGTGGATTTTAAAAAGTATATTTGGATCGGTTTTTGCTCTACTTTTTATAATTTCATAAAAAAAGTGGATTTCCTAAAGTAACAATAAAAGTAAATATTTTGCTCCACTTTTCCTAAAAGTGGATTAGGATATCCTTCTATTAGGAATCTCAGAAGAGACAATATAAATAGAATTCTCAGTAATAATAATATACTCGGTTCCACTTTTGTAAAATTTAGCAATACTACTGGTATACTCCTCCTCAGACTTAACAAGCAATTTCTCATTATTCTCTCGAATACCAATTAGCGCCTTTTTGTCTAAAGACGCAGTCCAATAATCAAACATAATAGGTTTATCCTCAACAATGCCAAGTTTAGCAGCATGTTTCAAAGTAATATCACTGGGAAGTCTATAGTTAGAATCGGTACTCGAAGTAGTCGCAGTGGTAACTGCCGTGGAAGATTTTTGTTCAGACATTTATATTATTACAAATTATTAATCTTTAAATACTTATTAGAATAAGTATTTTATTTTTAATATATATTCTAATATATGAAACCGACATCTATCAATGACACCAATTATTCTTTACATAACACCGATAATTTTAAACAAACAATCGACTGTAATTCATGTGAAATATTAACCAAATACAATGAACTATTAAATGAATATTTGAATTATTTTGTTGAAAACAACAAGATCAAAAACCCGAATTATTTGAAATTTATAGTTATTCGTGGAATAGAAACCATCACTCATGTATTCAATACAATTTTACATTATACAAAAAATTTAGAAATTACATACTTACATTGTCAAAAAGCATATTATTATTACACTGAATTCATTTGTCAAATATCCGAAGACCAAAATGTATTTTTACAGTTAAGTTCAAAAGATGCCATCATGTATGTTTATAAAAAGACAATTTATGAAATAAACAATGAATATAAAAAAAACATGGCAGACTTATTGCCTGATGAATTGGATAAAATAACTTATGTTACAGAATATATAATTTTATTTAAAACATTGGTTTCCATAATAATAAATAACGAAAAATTTTTGAATAAAGATGATAATACTAAACTAATAGAACAATTTAGTCATTTGGGTAAAAAAATTATTTTGGCAAAAATAGATGTTACTAATTTAAACGTAATGCATTTGTTTCTTGAAAAAATATCTATTAATATGAATAGTAAAGATTTTACTAAGGTATACGACGTTATTTTAACTTTTTTAAAAAGATTAAATAAAACAAATAATGTTTCTGTTAATTTTTTAAAAATAAAAAATAAATTACATAATGATGAATTAAATTTATATTTAACAAATGAAACACCTGAGAAATTTGTTAACTGGTTACTATTTTATTGAGTCTATTAAATTGATACATTAATCATAATGCTTTTTCTGCGTATTTTTTTATTTTTATCCTTTAAAACAGAATTGCTCTCTTCTTCTAGTTCCATTTTATTCTTTTTTTGACAAATAAAATTAAACTCATTATGTAATATTCTTTTTAAAAACTCATAAATAATTAATAATACGTTTTCATCACACTTGCCAACAATTAAAACGCTGCCTGTTCTGAAAACCATAAATGATACTTTAACATTTGAATTAATTGAAACATCTGAATTTTTGATAATTGTATTAATATCTAAAACATCTTTTTCTACATTTTTTTCTATATTTTTTTCAACATTTTGACACCCATTTTGCTGCTTTTTATCCAAATTGTAATAAAACTTACATTGAATACCCGGATAGGAGCAAGGGTCATAAATCGCCTCTATGTTGTATTTTATCTTCAAAATATCATATAACGCTTCTCGATTAATAAAGAAACCTGTATTAAAGTTCGAATTAATCAATATAGTTTCACTGCTTTCTTCAATGTATTCCAATTTTTTCTCTACATAAGGTTGTATTATTTCAATCACCTTTTTTAAGAGCGTGTAAAATCCCTCATTGGTCCGAATCCCGGTTATCCCGATTTTCCCGGTATTAAATATTTTTACATGATGTTCTTTAAAATCATTGTCTTTCTCATTTTTCATCCGCATAATCAGAACAAAACAGTTATAAAACGCGCTCTTCTTTTTACAACGATAACTTAATAAATCCTTTTTACAAATCCCAATACTCACTTTTCTTACATCCTTAAATTTAATCCTGCCACTAGGATTATTAATATTTGTAATGACATGTTCATCGGCATACAATTCATTGACTAGTTTATCCTTAATGAATTCCAGTTCTTCTGGTGCCGACGAATTAAACTTCATCTGTTTCTTTACAACTCCATTTACAGGTGAAGAATAAGGAATCACGGGGATATTCCAAAACACGGTTTTCAAATCAATGCTGCTATTCAAAAATATGATTTTTGATTTTGTTGAAATATAAATATCAGATGCTTTAGGAGGAGTGTCTGAATTATTGTATTCATAAGAAATATTATTTGAACATAATTCTTCTTTTTCATCAAAATCGTCGTCGTCGTCGTCATCATCATCATCATTAGTATTTGATATAAAATTTGCCCATTCTTTGTCTATACTCATTTTTATTACTACAAATAATTTGTTTGTTTGTCTTTAAGTTGTTTAAATATATTTATTTCAATTGTTTTTCTTTCAATTATTTTCTTTATTTATAATATAAAGAATGAATTCCATCATTAATGAAAGAAGCATTATTATACCAATTCGGAAAAGTTTATCTACAGACTTTAAGTATTTAGAAAGTCCTAAAAGTGAGTATAGTTTGAAGCAGAATTTGTTTGACCCTACAAAAAACTCGCCTCCAAATGACTTTATGATTAAATTACAAAAAAGAATGTCGATATATAATAATTCATTTCAAATTGATGATGATGAATAGTTTTTTATATTTTATTAATCAAAAATTTAATAAAATATAAAATGAGAAAAGGTTTAAAAACATATATTGTTTTCACATTGATTTACCATTGTATTTGTATAACGATTCACAATACTATAATTCATCATTAATGTGGTTAATAAACAAATCAGAGAGAGAAAATGAAAAATTTCAAAATGTCCAAATATTTTGGGGTTACAAAAAGAGGGGCAAAATTCATAAATCATAATATATGCCGCACATAATAGTGTAAATAGTCCGGTAAAGTTACATATTAATTCAAAATTATTTAAGTATGTAATAATACAATTATAAAACGGAATTTGTAACCCGATTATTAATACAGGTCTGTATATAGAATACCGTGAATACCAAATATCTACACTGTTTGAATACATGATAAGTGTTGAGCAAAATAGGAGCAATATTCCAATGTTTTTAGGAAATAATAAAATTGCCATTGGATAATACGACGACCCAATATACCATGTTAAACCAATATACTCCAATTTTTGTATAATAATTTCATTTTCAACTGAAAAATCGTATGTGTGATATAATGAACTAATAATATGTGTTGTATAAATTATTAAAAGATTTGTAATGCCAATAGAAAAAGCAAAAAAATTGTATATGGAAGAGTCGTACATTTTATAAATAAAATAAGGGAAAATTGTGAAATTGGCAATTAGATGAAATATGCCGCAATAAGGTGCTCTTAACCGCCCTTCACTGTATAAAATTTCGTTTGTAAATAGTCGATTGTCTTTTGTATTCGAGTCTTTATCCGATTCCAATTCTTTTTCATGATACTGAGGGAAATAACATTTAGGATGTAAAATATGATTTAAAATGTATTTTATATTTGTCCAAATAGTTTGAAATATATTTTTTATAGATGAATTATTTGTCATTGATGAATTATCTGTTTAAAAACCTTTAAATATTTTTACTTATTAATTATTACTTATTATTTATTACTTATTTATTATTATCAATGATAAACATTTGTAATTTACTAATAGTATAATTAACATAAATTTTATTATTGCATTCCTGGGAATGTATTAGGTTTTCAACAAAATTCAAAAAATCCGAATTTATATTTATAAAATTTGTTTTGCTGCGAATAATGTAATTGAAAAAATCTTTTATTAAGTTTTTCTTATCAATATTATACGCTACACTCGTATCATGTATGTATTTATTAATAACTGTTAAACTGTCTTTGTTTTTGATTTTATGTAAAATATTTTCCCAGATCGAATTGTTAATAATATTAATAATATTTTCATTTTTACAACCATGACTTTGAACATTTCTATTTTGATTTGACTGCATAAAGTTTATCATACTTCTAATATCCGAATTATATAGTTGTTGTATATTTTGTAAGGTTACATCATCTAAATTCAATTTTTCACAATCCGAAATGTGTTTTAGAAAACGAATAATTTTATCTTTGGGTAATTGATTAAATCGCAATCTTAAAAATTCATTTTGTAATCCTTCGTCAATGCGACTGATATAGTTACAAATAAGACAAAAACGCACGGAATTGGAATAATTTTGTAATAAATATCGCAATGCTTGTTGTGCGTTTTTTGTCATATAATCAACCTCGTCTAAAATAACAAACTTCATGCCTGTATTGAATAAGGGTTTTGAGTTTACAAAAGCACTAATTTGGTTTCGAATGATATCAATTCCTCTCTCATCGGACGCATTTAAATGAATAATGAGTTCTTTGTTTTTACACCCAATATTTTCTTGATAAGAATTGATTAGGTTTATTATCGTGGTTGTTTTACCAGTTCCAGGAGGCCCGTAAAAAAGCAAATTTGGGAAACAATTTGTGTCAATAATGTTTTTTAATATTTGTTTGTTTAATGGGTCTAATACAATGTCATCAAAACTAGTTGGTCGGTATCGTTCTACATAAGGTATGCCACTACTTATCATTAAATTATATAGTATTATTTATTTAATATATAATTACATAAAATAATTGAAATTAAAATATTAAAGATAATTATTTAACAAAACTATAATGACAACTTCTAACAACAATATCGGATACCTTGAACTATTTATCGGGCCTATGTTCTCTGGAAAAACTAGCAGCATTTTAGAGGTTTATAAAAAATGTAAGTTTTGTAACATTCCTGTAACAATTATTAATCATACTATTGATATTAGATATCATAATACAATGGTTTCAACTCATGACCAAATTATGGCACCGTGCTTACAAGCATGTGAACTCAATGATATCTGGACAAAGAATGGATATGAAAAAACGGGCGAAAAAAAGGACTTGTGGGCACACAACGCGGTAAGAGACTCGGATGTTATTTTAATCAACGAGGGTCAATTCTTTCATGATTTGTATGATGTGGTGGTAGATATGTTAGCACATAAAAAAAAGATATATATTTGCGGTCTTGATGGTGATTTTGAACGCAAAAAGTTTGGACAAATATTGGATTTGATTCCGTTGTGCGACAAAGTTACGAAGTTAACGTCGCTTTGCTCACAATGTAAAGATGGAACGCCTGGAATATTTTCAATGCGTTTAACCAATGAAAAACAGCAAACACTTGTGGGTTCAGATAATTATATTCCTGTTTGTCGAAAATGTTATGAACAAAATTTATAACAATGTAAAATTTATAACAATGTAAAATATTTATGAAAACAATTTAAATTATAAACATTATTATATTTATAGACATATGCCTAAAGTAAATACCGATATAAATGTAAAGAGTGATTCAAATGTAAAGACTGATTCAAATGTAAAGACTGATTCAAACGATTCAAATGATACAACTGTTGTAAAACAAAAACGCGGTAGAAAAACAAAAAAACAAATGGAAGAAATGAAACAAAACATTAGTTGCACTGTGAATGATGATACAAATGTAAATGATACAATAAATGATACAAATGTAAATGATACAATAAATGATTCAAATGTAAATGATTTAAATAATACCATTAATGAAATATTAACTAATAGTAATGATTCAGAAAATGAGACCAATGCGGTTATAAATGATGACGTAAAGGGTATTATTAAAAAGCGCGGAAGAAAACCCAAGGGCGGTAAAATTATACAACAAATTATTCCTACAAATATGAATAAGGAAACAAAATCCAATATAATTCTTCATTTAAAGTGTTCCTTAAAAGATTTAGTTAATAACTCTAGTGTAAATTCAAACATAGAGTCTTTTGATTTTTCTTCATGTAAAAATGATTTATTATATGAAATTAATGTAAAAAAGGAGAACAATTATGACTTTGTTGAAAATAATAAAAATATAGAAGATGAAATATATTATGAAAATAATGTAAATAGTGTAAACAGTGATCCAAATATTAAAGAAATATGGCGAAAACTGAAACAATTAGAATACAATTTACATATTAATAACATAAGTAATAAAAAATCATATTGTTTTTGGTGTACTTGTGATTTTGATAATCCTCCTGTTTACATCCCGAAACATTATATTAAAGAGACTTATCATGTTTATGGATGTTTTTGTAGTCCAGAATGTGGGACGGCATTTTTAATGGACGAGAACATTGATAGTTCAACTAAGTTTGAAAGGTATCATTTATTGAATCATATTTACGCAAAAATATACAATTATACCAATAACATTAAGCCCGCACCAAATCCATATTACATGTTGGATAAATATTATGGTAACTTAACTATACAGGAATACAGAGCACTATTAAATAATCAGCGTTTATTTTTAATCGTTGATAAACCCATGACTCGTATTCTACCTGAACTTCACGAAGACAATGATGATTTTATAATAAATAATAAAGTGATTCCATCAAACACTTACCAAGTGAAAAAGAATTTACAAAAAAAGAATTTATCTAAAAATAACATTGTGAATGAAAAGTTTGGGTTGGGTCAGTAAAAAAGAATAAGAAAAATAACAAATAAAAATAAGGAAGGAAAGAATAAAATATTAAAATTTAGTATTTTATTTTTATTTTATTTTTTATTTTAATATATTAATGAACAACATCGATTATACAAATAGTTTAAAATATAATTATAACATTCTACCATTCGATATAAAAAAATACAAAGAATTGGCAAAAAATATAAACCAATATACATTTTGGAACTTTACTGAATTGACTAATTTTATTTTACACAATTATAAGCAATTGTTATTGTTTGCATTTATTTTTATAATAATTATTGTCATTGAAAAAATAACATTTTTTAATAGTCTCATGTTTACTTCTCCATCTGCTATACCTGGATTATCTAATACTAATGTAACTGCGAAAAAGGATAAAAAGAAGAAATAACAAATAAAAGTATTTTTTATTTATTTTCAACATTATTCGCATTCGGATTATGTAATTTATACCTTAATTGTTTGTATATTTCTTGATTCACTGATTTAATTATTTCTTTAGGTTTATCGTCTAATCCCATGTATTTTTTGATTACTAATAAAGAATTATAATTATATTCGATTAGTTTTTCTCTCGCAACATCTTCAGTATAATCCGTTTGTCGCATAATCATTTGAACTAATTCATTTTCTTTATCCAAGGATTTATCCGAGTCTTTATCCAAGGATTTATCCGAGTCTTTATCCAAGGATTTATCCGAGTCTTTATCCAAGTTTTTTTCCATATATGAATTAGATAAATTATTTTTTAAATCATATTAAACGAATAGTTATATATTAAAATAATATAATCAGAAAATGTCTGTGATAGAAAAAATGAATATTGATCCAATCCTAAATGAAATCAAACATGTAATTGATAATGGATTACAAAATTTGCTTAGTGAATTTATGGAAAAGTATCATAAATATGAGGAAAATTACAATGCGGTTTTAGATTTACCGGCAGTTAGAAATAAGATTAGTTCTTTGTCAAATAATTCAAACAATAATAGTAATACAAATAACAATAATACAAATATTATTAATACCATGTATAAAACTTTTAATATTCAAATGCGGGAATTACAAAGGGAAAATGAAGAGTTGAAACTTGAAATAAATAATTTGAAAAATAAGTTGCCTAGGGTCATTGATTTAACAAATGAGAATGATTCACATGTTAAAGTTATTGAAATTAAAATAGAGAAATCTGATGATAAGGATAAAACCTTAGATAAAGAAAATATTACTTTAATTATTGAAGAACCTGTTTCAAATGAATTAGAAGAATCTGACGCAGAGTCGGTCACAAGTTTAGAGGTCACAAGTTTAGAGGTCACAAGTTTAGAGGTCGCAAGCTTAGAAGAAAATATATGTTCTGAATGTGATTGTGTGGTTGTTTTAAAGGAGGATATTGTTATTGTAGATGATAAAAAATTTTGTGGCGCTTGTGATCCGTCAACTGTATCGGATGAAGAGGAGTCTGATGAAGAATCTGATGTAAGCGTAGAAGAAGAAGTCGCAAGCGTAGAAGAAGAAGAAGTCGCAAGCGTAGAAGAAGAAGAGGAAGAAGAAGAGGTCGCAAGCGTAGAAGAAGAAGTTGATGATAAATCAGTTGAAACTGAAACAAAAGATGAACTCGCAAGCTTAGAGGAAGAAGAAGAAGAAGAATCTGACGCAGAAGAAGCAGTCGCGAGCTTAGAAGAAGAAGAGGAGGAAGAGTTATTTGAAATTGAAATTGATGATAAAACTTATTGCACAAACAATGAAGAAACTGGGTTTATTTATGAACTAGATTCTGATGGTAATGTGGGTGATAAGATTGGATATTTCAAGGAAGGCGAACCCATTTTTTACAGTGAGGAATAAAATGGGAGGAATAAAATGGGAGGAATGAAATGGGAGTAATAAAGCATGAATAAAGAATGAATAAGGTTTAAAGAATGTGTATAAATTTATATACAAACAGTTTAAATATTATATATTAATTAAAATATATAATATGATATTTTTTGGGTCAATATTTGAGTTTTTGTTATTTTTGTATTTGGCAGATAATTATTTCAAAATAAATTATCCCGAACAACATACCAAATTTATTATTGAGTCGTCATACAATTTAATATATTATTTTAGTTTTGTTCAAATTAAATTCACAAAATTAGTGTCTTATTTAAGTAATAAATATGTTACTTTTATTAAATCAAATCCGCGTCTATCTGAAATTGTGGATAAACTCGAGAGAAAACAACAAAATACAATAGAATACATTTCAAATAATTCCAATTCAGTTTCGCAAGATAATTATAATTTTATTATTTATAGTGATTTTAAAGAGAATAAAAATAACAAACTTATTTTACGAAAATTATCTGATGATACTGAAAGTATTAAATATGAAGAAACCAAATACAATTTTATCCTATGTGAAATAAAAATTGGTGACAAGGTTACAAAGATTGACTTTAAAACCGACAATTATAATTTTATGATTGTAAATAACAAAATAGACGCTTCATTTGTAAACTATTTCATGAAAAAATACTATAATTATGAAGACATTTTAGATGTATTGTGTGTTGACTATAAAATAAAAATATTGGACCAAAATGTAAATGAGATTGTTTTAGATACAACAAAAGAAATTGTTTTGGGTTTGGAAAATTATGAAGTAAAAACGATTTTACAACAAATTGATGATTCTTCTAATAAATAAAATAATTATTTAATTAATAAATTAACAAATTAATAAAATAATTAATAATTTATTTATTATCAAATAATTAATAATTTATTTATTATCAAATAATAAATAAATAATAAATAAAAACAATATAAAAAAAAATTGAAATATTTAAATATAAATGGTAACTCCGCATATTACAATGGCAACAGAAATTCAGCAAAGTGAACATCACCATTCTTTATCGTGTAGATGGACCTTATGGGCCCATTTGCCTCACGATACGGATTGGAGTGTAAATAGTTATATTAATTTGTTTACAGTTTCAACTGTAGAGGAAACAATCGCGTTAGTAGAAACTTTACCTGAAACTCTTGTGAAAAACTGTATGCTATTCTTTATGCGCGAAGGTATCAAACCAACATGGGAGGACCCGAGGAATCGTAAGGGCGGGTGTTTTTCCTATAAAGTAATCAACAAAAATGTTTTTGAAGCGTGGAAGGATTTAAGTTTTTGTATTACTGGTGAATCAGTAAGCAAAAACTTATCATTTGTAGCAAATGTTTGCGGAATTACAATTTCTCCTAAGAAAAACTTTTGTATTATTAAAATCTGGATGACTGACTGTTCTCAACAAAATTCAGCAGTTGTCAGTACCGATATTAGGGGTATTTCATCCCAGGGGTGTATATTTAAGGCACATACACCGGAATACTAAATCCACTTTTTACAACTTCGTAAGAAAGTGGAGCAAAACTTTGGTTATTATTAGTATTCTTTATTTATTATTATTTTATAAATTGTATTTGAATTTATAAAATTTTTTTTGTTTTTGGCACCACCTTTCCTAAAGGTGGTTTTTAGGCGGACGGTAAGTTCGAAAGGCAGAGCATGATGGTGCCCAAACTCGCCACATTATACTTCACAACGAGCGGCAAATCGTTTTCCAAATAGACCTCGATTTGTGGGCACAAGTTAGTGCATTTAATGAAATATCCAAGATTCTTTAGTGAAAACTCGCCCTGGATAACCTTTTTCGCTTCTTGCTGAACAACAAAGCTCATGCTTCCATCCGATTCCGCACGATGGATTTCAGCAGACGCAAATTGACCCGAACACTTGAATATGAGTTCATTGCCAACCGATTTGATTTCCAACTTGTCGGAGATACACGAAAGATCCCTGATAATCTTCTGAAAGTCAGCAGAAGGCAGGTTAATAACAGACGAAAACTTCACATCCGGATACTCCAATTCTTCGGGGTCGGGTTCAATCAAACGCAATTTCTGAGTCTTACACTGCTTAATCTCTCCGTTCTCAAATTTGAGCGCCAAATGAGAAACAATGCCGTCAACATAGTCGCCATTTTCGATGTAAATGGTAAGAGTGTCGTCATTGTCAATGGAATTGATTAACTTGAAAAGATGGAACATATTGACACCAATAATGATTTTCTCCTTTTTACACTCGTAAAACTCAAAGTTTTGCGCTGCTAAGTGGAGATGCGCCAAAATAGTATGGGATTTGTCCATGTTAATAATACGAATTCCGTCGGGTTGAAAAGTAATGTTGGTTTCTAATAAAATATCTTTTAGAGCAGTCATTAGAGTTCTAAAAGGCGCAATTTGTACAGTTTTAATTGTTAACACGTTTGAATTCGATTGTGCGTTTTTATTGGACATTATACTTGATTTTTGTCTTTAATCTTTAAATAGTTATTGGATATTTTTATATTATTTATTTTTTATATTAATTTAGGGAATTAATATAAGAATAATGAGTATTTTGAGAAAAGAAAAAAGAGGAAGAGAAGAAGAGTTAGAAACAAGATCAGTAAAACCAACAACTAATGAAATAAACGATTGTTCTATATGTGGGGATGAATTAGATGACAGTAAACCATTAAAAATATTAGATGAAATAAATGGTGTGTGTGGACATGAATTTCACGAAGAATGTATTGATCGATGGATGAATAGTGGTCTACAAACAGCACATCAATGCCCTATTTGTCGAACTGATATAAGTCCTGACCAATGGCCTCAACAATGGCCTCAACCAGTTCAAGAACCTCAACTTCATCCATTTCAAGAAGAAGAAGAAGAAGAAGAAGAAGAAGAAGAAGAAGAACCTTTATCACAAATAAGACTACAACAGGTTATTGACTATGAAACAGAACAACAACGCGCTGTTCCTTTTTTAGGAGTAGTAGTTTGTTATAATAATCAAATGTATAAAAGATATTTAAATACCGATTTTAATTTGGGTACAAATAACACATTCGGTGAATTAAAAGCATTTGTTTTGAGTGAACAGAATGATATTGTTAGTTCATTACCTAGAGACTTTGTATGTAATGCTAGAAATTTTGCGAACACAGTAACAATAGGTTTGATACCTCCAGTAACTAGACAAATTGGGATAAGAAATGTGTATTTTACTACTCCATCTCGATGTAGGGTTGGAGGATTAAGTGAAAATATTGTAAGCCATGATGATTTACCATTAGGTGTTATATATCGTCAATATCAAGAATTATGTCCTGAATATGGTGTAAGTCCTTTTGTACGTAGTGTATACGAAAATTATACTAGAAGGTGGGATCGAACTGGTCCAGAAGACCCAGGAATTCATAGAACAAATTATTTTTTAGACCCGAATGGTCCAGTTATTCCTCAACAGTTTAGACCTACAAATGCGGAAGCTGATGAAGTAAAAGCATCACGAAATGCGATTGCGTGGCTTTGTTTTAATATTGACTGTGTTAGAAGAGGCGGGAAAACTAGGAAAAATAAAAAACGAAAACAAACGAAAAAGAGAAATTCCAGATTTTTGAAAAATAGAAAATCGAATAAGAAAAAATCGAATTAAATGTATGAAAAAGTTAAAGGTTTATAAATATTCCTAATTAAATTAAATTTATTTAGGGAATTAATATAAGAATGAAATTAAGTAGGGATAAAGTAAGGTCAACAAGTAGGTTTGCAAGACAACCCTCCCCATCAGTAACACCATCAAAACCAAATAATAATCTTGTAAAGATATTTATTTGCGATGGTTCTAAAGAATATCGAATTACCATGGAAGAGTTAGGGTTAAATGAAGAAAGTACTTTATTGGACTTACACAAAATGATAAAAAAAACTCCACCAATTGCAGACCGTATAAAACCAAGTCCTTTAAACTTTCATAAATTTGCTGAGTTACAAGTTAATAGTAATGCTAGTAAAGCTATTACTGTAGATAACATGTATTTGAATCTTTTGGGTACTTGCCAAAATGATTTTGATGTAGATACCACTACATTTGAAATACACATATGGGTACGTAATTTATTAGTATTATTACAACGACAAGCAGGATTTGATGTTGTCCAAAAAGGTATTGTGCAACGACAATCAGGATTTGATGTTGCAGAAAAACTTTTTGGACAATATTTACAAAATGAAGATGCTTTTGATGAGAAAGTATTAAAAGAATGGGCATCTGATAATGGTATTGATATAAAGTTAATAGATCGATTATTTAATTTAGCAATAAAAAAAGTCCCTTCATACGAAACAACAAATAAAGGGTTAATGGATCCAAATGGTATTAATTTTAATTATAAAACAATTATTTCTGTATTAAAATATACCACTATGGAAATAGATGAAGATACATATGAAGATACAGAGACAATGAATTACATTTTTCCATTATTTATTTATAGAATACTAGATTTAAAAAAGATACAGGCTATTATATTTGGTAAAGAATATATTAAAATAAATCGTGATAATAATCGTAAGATAGATAATTCTGTTCCAGGAACAAAAACTGATTTACAAATGTATGACCTAAATTATGGCAAAAATAAAATACCTAATTTAGTAATAGAAGTTAGTCTTGAAATAATTTATAAAAAAAATCCAGTATCAGAACCAGAACTAGAACCAGAACTAGAACCACTACCAGAAGAAGTACCATGTGTCCCCAATGGTTTCTGTAGTATATCAGGTGGAAAAAATAAAAGAAAAACAATAACAAAAAAAAAGAAGGTCAATTTTTTAAAAAAGAGAAAAACAAAGGTTTTAAAAAAGAGAAAAACAAAAAAAAGAATTATGAAATGAAAATGTGTAAAGAAAAGTTTACAACTGTCCCTAATTAAATTAAATTTATTTAGGGAATTAATATAAGAATAATGAGTCGAAAAAGAAAAGGAATAGAAGAAGAAGTGGAAGAAGTGGAAGAAGAAGAAGTAGAAGAAGTAGAAGCAGAAGGAGATGACTGTGCTATATGTATTATGCCTTTGAATGATGATGAAAATATAATAAGTTTAGAAAAAAAAGGTCAATCTTGTGGTCATGAATTTCACGAAAATTGTATTAATCAATGGATTCAAACAGCTCCAGTGAATTTTGATAAATGTCCAACTTGTTCAGTAGATATGAGTGAAACAGATATTGAACAACTATCTCCAGACATACAAGAATTAATAACACAAAAAAGACAACATAGAGCAGCACAGGGTGCCGACGCAGCAAATATTCAACAACAATTAGAAGGAGCAGAAGGACAAGGAGAAGTTGATGAAGAAGTTGTTGAAGAAGAAGTTGTTGAAGAAGTACCTGATTTAAACGCTATTGTTTATGATGAAAATTGTCTAAATTATATTATTCCAGTTGGACCATTATATGATTTTGCTCGTGTAGCACAACAAAAAACATGTCTAATGAATCAATCAGTTCCAGATACAGATTACATGAACGTAAGAGTTTTGTTCGGAGATAGAAATAATTATAGTAATTACATTCATGATTTTACATTTAATAAAAACCAGTTTAGTCCAGAAAACACATTATTACAACTAAAACAATTCATACAAGGATGGATTCCAGATAATATAGATGAAACCACACACACTCGCTATGAATTTTGCGAACCCCCAAATTTTTGGGATATAGAAATGAATATTTATGGCGGTCATCATGGGGATCATCCTCGGTTAACAAGTCTAGAGGCATTACAAAAATTAGTGTTAAATGATAATAATGAAACAATGAAATCAATCTATTTAAGATTTAATATATTAAAAGAAATGCTTAGATATAATATTAAATTTAATGATAATTTAACAGCATATGAGTATTATGGTTTAGGTGTTAATATAAATCATGTTCTTATAGCACAACGTCTTTTTGAACGTAATTTTATAACTATTTATGATAGTAATTTGCTTCAGTTAATAATTAAAATAAAATGTTATAAAAATCAAGTACCAGTACCAGTTAATAAAAAATGTAATAATAATTATTGTAATATATCAGGTGGAAAAAATAAAGGAAAAACTAAAAAAAGGAAAAAGTTTAATAAAACCACTTTAAAAAAAAGAAAAACTAATTTTTTCAAAAAGGGAAAAAGAAAAACTAAAAATATAAAAAATAAATAGAAGTTTTGCTCCACTTTTTGCTCCACTTTTTGCTCCACTTTTTGCTCCACTTTTTGCTCCACTTTTTGCTCCACTTTTTGCTCCACTTTTTTCAAAAGTGGATTTAGATATGTTGAATGATGATCTCAATTCTTAAAGGTTCTGTATTACCTTCTTCGTTCTCTTTTTCCTTAATCGTAACCAATAAATTGCGACCATTTTGGTCTCTCGTAACAATTCGATTCGGATATGTTGTTTTTCCTAAAGCATCCTTAATTGTATTATAATTAATAATGAAATTCAAAGACCAATTATCTAAAAAAAATGATAATGTTGTCTGCTGAATACAACTCTCTCCAATATAATTTTCATAACCATTAAGTAATACATTTCCAACTTTTTTCTCATTTGAACTAAATAAATCCAATACTAAACCACGAGTAATTTTTTCATTTGGATTCGTGGGTTTAATATAAAAAAAACTATGCGCTTTATGAGTACGAACACGACTTATTCCACTAATAACACTCATTATACCCTAAACTAATTTAATATTTTTTGAATTTAAACAAACAAAAATATTAAATACTAAATACTAAATACTAAAAACTAAAAGTTTATTATTTAATTTCCCTCACCAGCAGCAAATTGAACAGCATTACCAGATGTGCCTACACCTTTTCCATCAAAAGGTGTAGGATTCAAAGCGTAATTAGTTCCGTTACCACCTCTCATGCCTTTTCTCTTCTTTCCTCTACTTTTTCGTCCTCTCTTAGAGGTTCCATTCAACTTAACAAAACCAAACTTACCCTTCTTGGTTCCATAACCTGCTTTAACGAGACGGTTCTCTCTTTTGGCACTCATGTATTTGGATTTGGAGACAATGCGTCCAGATTTATTCTTCATAATATTGGACTTGGTAAGACCACCTGAAGTCTTATATGCGGTTCCGTGCCAAACTTGGGCGCGCGTTCCAATCAACATATCAAATGTTTTTCCACTCACTACACATTTTCCATTTGCTGTTCTAGTAAAACGAGTCATTATAGATTTAAATGAGAAAATAATAAACTTTTAAAAAAAGTTTAGCAAAACCTCCTAAAATGAACCAAAATAAAACAAAATAAAAACAAAATAAAAACAAAATAAAAACAAAATAAAAACAAAATTAGAGGTTTTTGCTCAACTTTTTTTTAAAAAGTGGACTAGAATCTATTTCTAGGTGGCGCCCCGCTTCCACCCAACTGTCCTTGAACTCTTCCTAAATAATTCACATTCAAGGGTTCTTCCATATTAATATTTACAAAAACAGGTCTTCCACCGCGAGCACTCTGTACATAATTTGAAGTCCTCTGTAAATAAGAGAGATTTGATGTCCTCGATTGTGATGTAAATAGTTTGCCTTCATATTCATTTCTAGGACAACATGAACTATTTGAATTAAATGCTTCTAATCTAAGTGCGTTTATATCATACAATCCATTGTTTGTATTGTATATTGAACCTCTACAATTACGAATTGCCTCAGCACCTAAACCTACACCATTGTTGTCGGTGTTATTTACATTGTAAAAAGTCTGTAGACATTTTAATAAATTATTAATGTTGGTTTTTTGATTGTTTTTATTTAATCCGTAATATGGCGCCATATATTCCACTTTTAAAAAAAGTGGAGCAAAACCTCCTATTTTGTTTATATTTAGTTCCGATTTTTTCCACTTTTAAGAAAAGTGGAGCAAAAAACTACTTATAACTTTCTAATATTGTCTAAAGGTTTTGCTCCACTTTTCCTAAATGTGGAAACAATGGTTTGTTTTGCTCCACTTTTTCAAAAGTGGAAAAAGTGTAAAAAAAATTGAAAAAGATTTAAAGCAAATAGTATATTATATAATAAGTACAATACAATGAGTTCTGAAGACGCAAATTTATCTAATAAGTATCAGCAAAAGACTGATAAGCAGCATATTCTGGATAATCCAGATACCTATATTGGTTCCGTTGAAGAAATTGATTCAATTCAGTGGATTTTAAATGAGGACAATTCAAAAATAATTGAAAAAACAATTCGTTATATTCCAGGTCTATTCAAGTTATTTGATGAAGGTGTTGTAAATTGCCGCGACCATGTTGTCAGAATGCTTCAATTAATTTCAAACGGTCAAGAAAATGCGTTACCTGTTACAAACATCGACATTACGATTGAAGACGATGGAACGATTACGATGACAAATGATGGAAATGGTATTGATGTTGCCGAGCATCCTGAGTATAAAATATGGATCCCAGAATTGATTTTTGGGCACTTAAGAACATCGACAAATTACAACAAAGATGAAAAGAAAATCGTCGGAGGTAAGAATGGTTTTGGTTTCAAATTAGTTCTGATATGGTCGACTTATGGTTCAGTTGAAACAATTGACCACATTCGTGGTCTCAAATATAGACAAGAATTCAAAACTAATTTAGACGAGATTTGTAAGCCAACGATTACCAAGTGTAAGAATAAACCTTATACCAAGATTACTTTTAAACCTGACTACAAACGTCTTGGAATTGCCGGTCTAACACCCGATTTAATTGCGCTTTTAAGAAAGCGTGTCTATGACATAGCAGCAGTAACCGACAAGAATTTAAAGGTAAAATACAATTCAGCATTGGTTCCGATTAAAAATTTCCAGCAATACATTGACTTATATATTGGCAACAAAGATGTGTCGCCTAGAGTGTATGAAGACTATGGTCAACGATGGGAATATGCCGCGGCGCTTACACCAACAAATGAATTCCAACAAGTGTCTTTTGTAAATGGTATTCATACGGCAAAAGGTGGCAAGCATGTGGAGTATATTTTGAATCAGATTACCAGAAAGTTAGTGGAATTTATTGAGAAAAAGAAAAAAGTAAAAGTAAATCCAAATTCAATCAAGGAGCAACTTATCCTCTTTATTCGTTGTGACATTGAAAACCCGGCATTTGACAGTCAAACGAAGGACTATATGAATACACCATCAACCAAATTCGGTTCTAAGTGTGATGTAAGCGACAAGTTTATTGAAAAGTTGGCAAAGATGGGCGTTATGGACGCGGCGTGTGCTATTACAGAAGTGAAGGAAAACAAAGCCGCCAAAAAAACAGACGGCACAAAGACGAAGAATATTCGCGGTATTCCAAAGTTAATCGATGCGAACTGGGCGGGAACAGAGAAATCAAGTGAATGCACGATTATATTTTGTGAGGGCGACTCAGCAAAATCGGGTATTGTTTCTGGTTTGTCGTCGGAAGATAGAAATATAATTGGTGTTTATCCGATGAAGGGAAAGATTCTAAATGTCCGCGGAGAAGCAGTTAAAAAGATTTCGGAAAATAAGGAAATTGCTGAAATCAAGAAGATTCTGGGTCTTGAAATTGGCAAAAAATATGAATCTTTACAGGATGTCGCAAGTAACCTGCGTTATGGTAAGGTTTTATTCATGACAGACCAGGATTTAGATGGTTCTCATATTAAAGGTCTAGGTATTAACTTGTTTCAGTCCGAGTGGTCAAGTCTTGCGGAAATTCCTGGATTTATTGGGTTCATGAATACACCTATTTTGAAGGCGCGAAAGGGACAACAAGAGTTAATGTTTTACAATGATGGAGAATATGAAGAATGGAAAACGAGTAATAATAATAAAGGTTGGACAATCAAATATTACAAAGGATTAGGAACGAGTACAGGCAAGGAATTCAAGGAGTATTTCAAGCAAAAAAAGATTGTTGGTTTTGAGCATAATGGAAAAGTCAGCGACGATTCAATTGATATGGTTTTCAATAAGAAACGCGCAGACGATAGAAAGTCATGGTTGGAAGAATATAGTCGTGAAACATTCTTGAATACAAATAACTCAACCGTTTCTTATGAAGACTTCATTAACAAGGAACTCATCCATTTCTCAAAATATGACTGTGATCGCAGTATTCCGAATTTGATGGATGGACTCAAAATATCATTGCGTAAAATCATATTTGCCGCGTTTAAAAAGAACCTAAATTCGGAAATAAAAGTGGCGCAGTTCTCAGGTTATGTTTCGGAGCATTCGTGTTATCATCATGGCGAAGCAAGTTTGAATCAAGCAATCAAAGGATTAGCGCAGAATTTCGTGGGTGCGAATAATATCAATTTATTATTTCCATCTGGACAATTTGGCACGAGAATTCAAGGCGGCGATGATGCGGCATCTGAAAGATATATATTCACACGATTGGAAAAAATAACTCGCACCATCTTTCCGGCAGTGGATGATAATATTTTGAAATATTTGAATGACGATGGTACATTGGTAGAACCCATCTTTTACGCACCAATTATTCCGATGATTTTAGTGAATGGGTCAAAAGGTATTGGAACTGGTTTTAGCACGGATGTCATGTGTTACAATCCAATTCAAATTATTGACTATTTGCTTTCGAAATTGGTGGACCAAACTTTTGTTAATACGACAGACTTCTTACCATATTACGAGGGGTTTGGTGGTTCGATTGAAAAAATAAACGAGAGCAAGTTTTTGATTAAGGGCAAGTATGAAAAATTGGCAGCAGATAAAATTAGAGTCACTGAATTACCAATTGGATTATGGACAGAGAATTTCAAAGAGTTGCTAGAGGAGTTAATTGAACCGACGAATGTATCTAAGGATGGAAAAAAACAGGCGCCGTCTATTAAAGATTATGATGACATGAGTCGCGACACAACGGTTGATTTTACGATTACATTTCCAAAGGGTAAGTTGGAGGAACTCGAAGCAACGAATTGTGATAACAACTGCAATGGTTTGGAGAAATTATTGAAACTGATTACAACAAATACAAATACAAATATGCGTTTGTTTGACGCAAAAGACAAATTGAAAAAGTATGAAACTGTTGAAGCAATCATTGACGACTATTTTGTTACAAGATATGAGATGTATCAGACTAGAAAGGATTTCATGATTGATGCTTTGACAAAAGAATTAGTCCTATTGTCAAATAAGGCGCGTTATATTAAGGAGAATTTGGACGGCACAATTGATTTAAGAAAAAAGAGCAAGGCGCTGGTTTCAGAAATGCTAAAGAGTAAGGGATACAACATGATCGATGAAGATGAAGAATATAAATATTTGGTCAAGTTGCCCATGGACAGTGTAACAGAAGAGAATGTTCAAAAGATCTTTAAGGAACAGGAAAACAAGTCAGCAGAATTGGAAACAGTTAAAAATACAAGTGCAAATCAAATGTGGTCAAGTGAACTAATGAATTTAAAGAGGGAATATACAGTATATTTAGAAGAACGTAAGAGAATGATGATGGGTGAAGATGAGGATGAGATTAAAATATCGAAGAAAAAGGTTGTTAAATCCACCTTTAAAAAAGTGGAGCAAAAACTTGGTTCTAAATAAATCCACTTTTAAAAAAAGTGGAGCAAATAATTTATGACCAAAATTATTTAATTGAAACCGATTTGGTTTTTGAATGTCCGTATCCATATTTTTTTCTTGATTTATTTGCTAAAATATACGCCTTTTTATTATGTTTGCATCCTTTGTCAATGATATCAAAGTCAACGGCGGCCGCTTTTCCGGCAGTTAATGAACTTGCTAAACGCGCGAGTCCCCATGATTGTGCCGTTTGATTTGGTCTTGACCCCGATGAAAAATAGGCGCCTTGACCTTTTTTAACAATTTGTTTTAACGCGGACAATTTACATCCCGTTTTTTTCACTAGTTCCTGATTTGGCGTTATATTTTTTATATTATAAATTCTACTTGCGTCGGATAAATGACTCGATTTTTTATTTTTATAAGACGCCACATTTTTGCGTGTATAATATTTATGCTGCTTGTACATTTTTTTCGACTTTAACAACATATTCAATTGCTTTTTTTTATCTCTTCTTGTTAATTTTTTGGGTAAATATCGAATTGGAATTTTCATTTGTTATACCTTATTATACATTTATATAAAATACAAAATTTTATATAATTAAACTCTATAATTTTTTGGTTGAACCTTATTGTTTAAATCATTAATCATATTTGAACCTGTGTATACACAACACTCAGGAAAAATACCATGTAACATAAATACAAATCCAGCGCTAAATGCTTGAACAGAATAACCCATTGCTCCCCATAAATGTTCAAAATATGTCATTTTTAAATCCGATAAATGCGTCATACTTATTATATAAACTTTTAAAAAAAGTTTAGCAAAAGTGGAAACTAATTTTGCTCCAATTTCTTCTTAAAATAAAAACAATTTTGCTCAACTTTTCTTAAAAGTTGATTTAGAACCACGGTTTCAATAATAATTGCCGATCCGTATCATTTGTAGTAATTGGGTGAGCAATCGGCACTGCTAATGTGCTAACATCGCTAATATATTTAACATAACCCTGAACCTCACTATAAACTTGCTGAATCGAATAATCTAAAACAAGTTGGTTAAGCGCCTCAATTTGATCAGTAATATGAGTAGGTTGGTTTGCCGAGTTTTGTAAATAAACACTGCGCATGATTATTTTTAAAGAATCGCAGTCTTGTTCGCCTATAATATGCTGTCCTCTTGATTTTTTATAAACCCCTGCTCGTATCCCATTTTGTATTATTTTTATATTTTCACGAGAGAAAAAAAGGTTCGATAGCGTCGTTTCATCCCATAAACCTTCAGTGGGATTTCTATAAGAGGAGCACTGATGCGCGGGTATTTTGTCATACATTTGAAATAATTTTGAAGTGTTGGGTGTTTTTATATCTACTCTTCCATTGGTTGTTCTATTCATTACTATATTATAAACTTTTAAAAAAATATCCAGACTGTATTTTGCTAAATTTAAAAAACTAATATTGCTATTTTTGCTCCACTTTTTCTAAAATAGGTTTTAAATTTTGCTCCACTTTTTCTAAAAGTGGAAAAAGTGGAAAAAGTGGATTTGCTAAACTTTTTTTAAAAGTTTATTATATATGGCATCATTTCAAAAAACACTATTATTAATTGCTGCAATTGTTTTACTTTTAGCACTTTCATTTATTAGTTTAATGTTATACAATACTAAAAAAGACAATTGGCCTCCAATCGTACCACAATGCCCAGACTGGTGGAAAGCAGAAACTGACCCATCTGGTAATCTAATTTGTAAAAATGTTCAAAATCTTGGCACGTGTTCTGCCGATTATAACCCAAATGATTCTCAATATTTGGGTTCTGATGGATTATGTAAAAAGCGTGAATGGGCAAATGGTTGTGGTATATCATGGGATGGAGTCACTTATGGTGTGGATAATCTTTGTTCTTCTAAATAATAATTTTATAACTTTATAAATATTTAAAATAGAAATAAAATAATTCTTTTAAATCAAGGGTTTAAAAGAATAACAATTAATCTATATAATGGACAAAATAGACTTAAATAAAATATTACAGAGAGAAGAAATTGTCTCTAATATCAAAACTATTTTAACTAATTTTGAACTAAACAAGAATAATTTATTATTTAAAAAGGGTATTTACATATATGGAGACCCAGGGTCAGGAAAATCGTCATTTATTACAAACATTTTAAAAGAAATGAATTATGATGTGATTAAATATGACGCAGGTGATATTCGTAACAAGTCAATTATAGATACAATTACAAAACACAACATGTCGGATAAAAATATTATGAGCATGTTTAACAATAACATTAAAAAAATCGCAATCATAATGGACGAAATTGATGGCATGAATAATGGTGACAAGGGAGGTATTAATACTTTGATAAAATTAATACGACCCAAAAAAACAAAAAAACAAAAATTGGAGGAAATAACAATGAATCCAATTATTTGTATAGGGAATCATCATGTGGATAAAAAAATAAAGGAATTAATTAAGGTTTGCAATACAATTGAACTAAAAACACCGACAAATATTCAAATTACAACCATTGTCGACAAATTGATACCCGATATAGATCTAAATGTTAAACCCAAATTTGTTGATTATGTTCAGGGGGATTTGAGAAAATTAATAAACATACATAATATTTATTTAAAGAAACCCGATATTTTTAACAGTGAAATCATAAAGAATATTTTTCATTTAAAATCGTATAATGAAGATACTAAAAAAATAACAGGTAAATTACTCTCTCAACCTTTTACAATGAGAGACCATTTAACCATAATGAATGAGACAGATAGAACAATTGTTGGATTATTGTGGCATGAAAATATAATTGATACTATTGAAAAGGCGGACAAAAAAGACTCCATTCCTTTTTATTTGAATCAATTGGATAACATTTGTTTTTCAGATTATATAGACAGGATTACATTTCAAAAACAGATTTGGCAATTTAATGAAATGAGTTCATTGATTAAGACCTTTAAAAATAATAAGGAGTTTCATAATCCTCCACTTTTAGGAAAAGTGGAGCAAAATTATCCACTTTTGGGAAAAGTGGAGCAAAATAATGATCAAAATATTCAGCAAAATATTAAACAAAATAAAACAAAAATAAACCATAATGAAAACCAACCTTTTGCTCCACTTTTCCCAAAAGTGGATAATGACATTCGCTTCACAAAAGTCCTAACTAAATACTCAACCGAGTACAATAATTCTCTCTTTATTCAAAATTTATGTCAAGAATTAGGAATGGATAAAAAGGATCTTCTTTCTTTTTTCATGGAACTCAAAAATAAATATGATGATAACCAGTTATTGTCTTTATTTGAAAACAATGATATAACAAAACTGGATATTAATCGTATTTATAGATATTTAGATAAATATACAAAAGAAGATGCTCAGGGTGAAGATGAAAAGGAAATAGATGAAGAAGATATTTTAGACACAAATATAAATATAGACGCTGATGTAGAGGAATAAATCAACTTTTAAGAAAAGTTGAGCAAAACATTTGAGTTTCAACTTTTTTCAAATGCGTAAGAAAAAGTTTATCAAAAATATTATAATTATATTATTTGAGAAAAAAATATAATTATAATAATTATATAATGGCCGCTAATATTATTATCAATTCTGTTACAGAAAATTACAAGTTTCAGTCATTTTCAACTGAAATTGCTGCCAAAAAAGAAATTAAAAAAGGAGAGATGACCCCATTATACCCTTTAGTTGTTCAATATAATAATACGAATTATAAAGAATTCCGTCAAAATAGAGAAAAATATACATTTATATATGATTTTGATTTAGAAGATTTTATGAATCCTACAACAGAATCAGTTAGTAGAGCTAGATTTATTTCACATGCCCAAGTAGCGTTAAATTATTATACAGATTTAATTACACCAAAACGTGGAATTCTTACACCAGGATATATTAAAAATAGTCCACATTTATCGAAAAAATTATCAAGGCAATATGGTAGTAAGGGTATAACACTTGGAGTTTATAACGATTCAATTATAAATGGGTTGCCAGAAATTATTAAAAAATATCCCTTTAATTTGAGAGATATGGCTGATTTTCATCCTGTTTTTGATGTTATTGAATATAAATATACAGATTTATTAGGTAACGAAACAAAAAAAACTGCTACATTTGGAACAATTAAATACAGTTTTTACGATAAAAGTAAAAATAAAATAGTTTACAAAGTATTATTTTTTGGAACTGGTTTACAAGAATTTATAATAATATAAACTTTTTTTAAGTTCGTAAGAAAATGTGTAATAATAAATAAATACCCAAATAGATATTTATTTATTTAATGAATTAATTATTTTCTTCTTTTTGTTTTTCTTCTATTCGTTTTTCTTTTATTCGTTTTTCTTTTATTCGTTTTTCTTTTATTCGTTTTTCTTTTATTCGTTTTTCTTCCACCATGTAAAACTATTCTTGAATTTAATGTTACTAATTGAGGTTCTAATGGAGGTTTTTCTCGTAGTTTTGCTTCAATATCTTCTCTTAATGCCACCATCCATCCACTACTATCAATATTAATAAAACCGTATCTTTCATTTAATGACCCATTAGTTTCTTTACCTTTTTGTATTGCAATTTCATGTGATTCAAATAATTCAACTGGGTAATGTTGTAAAATAGTTGTATATAATATTTGTTTAATAATTGAATTTATACGCATACCTTGAAAAACAATTGGAATACATTCAGACCTTAAATAAAACCTTAACAAATTAGTAACGTTATTTATTATTATTTTATATGATATAAATCCTAATAAAATACTTTTTGTTTCTTTTGTAATAATTAAATAACATCCTCTATATTTTAAAAAATCATTGTTTTCATTCAAATATTCTAATGGACTTACACAAAAATTAGGTGGTATTGTTATTTTATTTTCATCCACATATTTTGTTATCCCATTATTATCACTAAAAATAAAAGTAAATAATGTTTCATCAATATTTATTTGTATAGGTCTTATTTCAACATACCTTTCAGGACTAATCTCTCTATTTTTATCACTTGAAACTGCAAATCGTTTAAACTTTTCTGGTAATAATGTATCAGAACTTTCTTCATGTTGGACTTCATCTTCATCTTCATAATAATCATACACAAAAAAATCTTCTTCATAACCACCATCTTCATCACTAGAATCTACGGGCACCCCAAAAGCATTTATTTTTTTACTAGGTGTTTTAGAAGGTTCAGACATTTATATAATTAATTTATATAATTATATAAATATATAAATTTTTTTTAAGTTAAAAATTTTGCTCTTCGCTGCGTATAAACTTTTCTTAAAAGTTGTTTGGATTACGATGCTTATGATACTGTGCCTCTGAATCATAATAAAACAACAATGGTTTCTGCGCTAGTTGCCAAGTAACATCCTTAACGCTAAAATACTTGGTTTCATTTTTAGAACCAACAATGTCATCGCGACCATAGTACATCCCGGTAACGGCATTTTTAATGCGAGACCCGATATCACCAGTGGCATACAATTCAATCGTAAATTTTTGAAAACGCTTCTTTTTATCGTTAAAGACCTTCTTGTTATAACTATAATATCTCTTGTCGAGTCTCTTAATCTTATTAAGCTCATTCTCGGTGGTCTCAGATTTAGTCTCAGAAATGTAATCGTGCTCGTAATCCATGTTATATAATATGTATATATACAATAGTAATGTGAATACGCTTTAAATCAATTTATTAAATAATTATTGATTAAATATTTATTGATTAAATAATTATTTGTTTTCCAACTGTTTAATTCGATCTTTTAACAAACTATTTTCCTTTGTTAAGTCCTGAATAAGAATCATCATGTCATTTATTTTTATCTCGTATTTGTTATTATTCGTTTGACTTTGATTAACCATTTTCTTATACGCTTCAACCTTTTCCATATCTTCCGCATTTTTCTTCATTGCCGCTTCCCTTTCTCTCTTTATCTTCTCCATATGTTCAATTACATCTGGTTTATTTTCCAATTTACCAGGTTCGTATAATTCTAATATACTATCAATGTCTTCCATAAAAAATTTACGCATATTTGATTCCTTAACAATCTCTTCCACTTTTACTTTGGATTCATGAATATAATTACTTGGGGTTTCCAACATTGTTTTTTTATCATAAGAATTATGAATATGAGAGAAGACCAATATACTTTTTTTAGAATCCAATTGAACAAAAGGAATTGTATAACCCTTTAAGAATTTTTTCTCCTCTGCAACGGATGCCGTCTCATCAAAACTGGTTTGCAATAATAACTCTTTTCGAAACGCAAAAGTTGCCGCGGTCGAATGATTTGGACCATAGGGACCAAATGTATACATTTTTTGAATGTGTTTAAAATAAAAATACATTTCACTTGACCCGGCACACAATGCCTGCGGATTTTTCTGTAATGTTTCAACCGCATGACTCACTCTTTCCGGCGGATAATAGTCATCGTCGTCCATGTATATAATAATATCACCCTTACATTTTTCATGGCATAAATTGCGCTTTTTACCTAGAGTCATTTTGTCGGTATACTTAAAATATTTGATTCTTTTATCATTTTTAGAGAGAATAATATCTTCAATTTTGTCAGTTCCGTCATCAATAATAATCCATTCCATTCTCTCTGCTGGATAAGTTTGATTTTCAAAACATTTTATTATATATTGGAAAAAAGGACGGCGATTAAAGGTCGGTGTGCAAATACTTACCAATGGAACAATTGTATTTTTATTTTTATTTTTAGAAGACATTTTATAAAATAATAATTTATTCGTTTAAATTGTTATTCATTGTTTTAATTTTATTTTATCTTTATTTTTATTTATAATTCAAAACATTGTATTTGTTTTTATATTTTGATAATGATTTGTTTTTTATTTTCCTGCCGCCTTTTTGGTCTGTTTTTGTCGCGTCTTCATAACTTGGTGGAGGAGCATCTCCTTTTGTATTTGTGTCAATTGGAAGAGAAGGAATAGTTGTAATAGCATTAGTAGTAGCAGAAGCATCAGTTGTAGCACCAGTATCGGGAACAGTTGTAGCACCAGTATCAGGAACAGTTGTAGCACCAGTATCAGGAACAGTTGTAGCACCAGTATCGGGAACAGTTGTAGCACCAGTATCAGGAACAGTTGTAGCACCAGTATCAGGAACAGTTGTAGCACCAGTATCGGGAACAGTTGTAGCACCAGTATCGGGAACAGTTGTAGCACCAGTATCGGGAACAGTTGTAGCACCAGCACCAGCACCAGTTTTAGACGCAACACCTTTACCTTTAGAACTAGTTCTAACAGGAATTTTCCAATTCAAGAACCAGTCAAATAAAGAACTACCCAAAATTTTATATTCTGGTATTAAACCCTTTTCTTTTAGTTCAATATCTGACATAGAACATGTTTTTTCTGTTTGTGTATCATCCACAGGTCTATCCAAGTTTTCATAATCAAATTTTTCAAAAACTTTAATTGGAATCCATCCAAAATAAATTGAAATAACTGTTATAATAGAGATGACTCCTGTAACTGTTCCTAAATTAGCAAAAGTACTAAGAACGACTAAAACGGTTAATACAAATACGATTAATCTTTTATATTGTCCATAAGTTTCCCCCACAATTTTAAAAACCCCCACTTGTTTCACTCCCTCATCTGGATTTTTCATGTGTCCAATATAAGTAAAAAGACTTATTAAACACAGAATCATAATTAAACCACATAGTGGAGCAGCAATGGCAAAATAAACCATTATAAATAATAATAAAAAAAGGGCAAATCCTAATCTTAACCACCATTCGTAACCACCAACTTCTCTCCATTTATATTTTTCAGGCAATTGATCAAATTTATACCCATTATCGTTTAAATTAGTACCTAAATCTGAGAAGTTTTTTATTTCGTCTGGGTTAAAAGAATTTACCTTTGTTTTTAAAAATATCTGAAATGGCATAAACACTGATAAAAGAATGTAATAAATAGAAGATAACCCAACAACAATTGCTCCCCAAAATAGAAACACAATCGGACCAAATAATATTACAAGCCATTCTGGTAATCCATTTAAAAAATTCAAAAATATATTCAAACAATTAAAATCAAATACAAATATAGTTTCAAGAATAGAATATATTAAATAAGTAATAATTGACTCAGAACTTATTTTTACGTTTCTTAACCAATCTAAAAAATTATATTTTTTGTTATCTGAATACGAAAAATAAATCTTTTCAGATTTTGGGTCTTCAAAAATAGTCTCAAAAATATTACAGGTTGTTTCATTAGAACCATTTTTATAATCAAATGTAGGGTCTGTTTTTTCATAAGGCGCGCAATTTCCCGATGTAGGCATAAGATTTGCCTGAGCAACTTTACATCCGTATAAAATAAAACCACTTAACCCAAAATAACCCAAAACCATGATTATTAAGTAAACAACGGATGATAAATATTTTTTCGTGTTTTCCCATGTAAATTCATCTTCTTCACTTTTCCCCTCTTGTTCATTCTTTTTTTTATTTATATCAGGTGATTCATCCAAAGTATTTGTTGACATTACTATATTATATTTATACAATAATAATTAATTTAGAATTTATCCTTTTCTCTTTTTCTCTCTAAATAAAATATTTATTTATTCAGTGTTTTATTATTATTATATAATATATGCGTTTTCATAATATAAATATAAATCTAAATAAAAATAATACATTTTTAGCAATACTTACACTCATTTTGTTCATTGGTATATTTTATTGGATCGATGTTCTCTCAAACAATGGTTATATAGTTTATAAAATTAAAGAGGGATTTGAAAATGTTATAGGAGAGAGTAAAGATACAACTCGTACAGTTAATCTGCCAATAAACACTACTTATACATGCCAAAATTTTTGCGGACCCACTGCCAGATGTTCTAAGACAGGGGAGCAGTGTATGGCAGACATTGACTGCCCTGGTTGTATGCCTTATGTTCCAGGTATAAAAAATGAAATTACACCGGATGTCCCAGGAGATAATGATGCCGGAAAATTGACAGTAGGTGTTACGCCTACATATTCGCCTTTAACATCCACTTATCAATCATTTGAAAGAGTGGGTGATGATAATGAAAAACCAGCGCAAGCAAATTTTGGCGTAGACACCTGGACTAGTAAATTTGACATGGGTACTAAATTTTACAATCAAAGATATAAACCACATGGTCTTCAATTTATGCCCAAGTATCCAGATAGATATACCACAACGGGTGAGTTCAAAACAGATGGACCATTGGCGTCAAATTCCACGATTTATTAAACAATGAACAAAAATAAAATTGTTTTATTTCTATAATTATATTATGAAAACAAGAAAAAGATATTTAAAAACAAGAAAGGGTCAATTTTATAAATTATTGAAAAATGGTAAAAAAAAAAGAATATCACAAAAGGAATATAAGAAGAAGAAAACAAGAAAAAACAAAATAAATATGAAAGGAGGAGGAGGAGGACCAATAGAAGAAAGCGATATTATGTATCAAGATGATTTAGTGTGTATACTAAAACCAGAAGTTAAAAAAGGGATAATAGTATTTACGAATTATGTACAACCACCAAATACGGAGAGTTTATGTATATTAGGATTAAAAACAGGAAAACAACTTCACGAAGAAGGTATAGATTTTGGTAAAATTATATATCATCCATATATATTTTTTAAAGCACCTTATTATTCAAGAGATATTAATTATTCAACACCAGAAACAGAAATAGTTAGTTCATTTGGAGAAGGACAAATAGAAAAATCACTAAGAGTTTATATTAGAGTTGACCCAGATAAAACATTTGTATTTTCAAGTGAAATTAGAGATTTAGGAAAACATCCCGAATGGTATGGAATAATAGATAATATTATTCAAAATTCTAAAAAAACTTTATCTGATTATTTAAAAATTATTAATAACAATCTTTTGATTGAAAAAAATGTAGACGATGATAAAAATATATGGTATAATTTATTTAGTGGTGAAGCTGTTTTATTTTCATCAGAAATTTCCCCATCAAACCCACTATTTGATAATGACCCAATAAATCAGCATAGTGAAATACTTGTATCAATTCCACACTTAACACCAGATTATTTTGTATTATGTACTCCAGATAGAGAGCCAACATCATCAATTACAGCAACACCAACAATTACAGCAACACCAACAATTACAGCAACACCAACAATACCATCAACATCAATTACATCAGAACCAAAAGGAACCTATGAAGTCCAAGTTTTACCTTATTTGGGTGAGAAGATATTTAAATGTCCTGCTTGTGGTACTTCATCAGGAATAGTTGCCGCGAGAAACCCGACACATACACATTTATTTAAACATCATAAAAACCCGAATTGTCCTAATCAAGGCAAAATTCCTATAGAACCTTCAATTTAATAAATTGGTGTTTTAAATTTCCAAAGATATAAAAATTAGTTTTATTACTCGGTAAAGGAATAACAGGAATTAGTTCTTTTTAATAAATATAATTACTTTAAAAATTAATATAAATAAAATGATACTTTTACTTATATAATGAGAATTACAAAACACATTAGTTTTTTTTATATAGAAAATAGATTAATATACATAAATAATATTATTGATGAAACAAATAAATATGAATACATAACAGACATTTATATTCATACTAATAAAAAATTCGATGAAAAGTCACTTAACAAATATACAAATGGTTCTATTCAAATAATTTGTCACGACTTATCAAATATTCATCCTTTTTATCTAACTTGGAAATGTAGAGATTTATTAAAACAACAAAGGGATGATTATGATATATTTATGTATGTTGAAGATGATATTTTAGTTCCATGTAAAGCAATAAAATATTGGTTGGAATATAATGAAAAATTAATAGAAATGAATTATAATTTAGGATTTGTAAGAATTGAAGTTGAAAATAATATTGAATACATAACAGATTTAAATGGGGAAAAATTTGATACTGTTATTAATTTAGATGAAAAAACTTATTGTGTAAATAATAAAAACCCATACTGTGCTTTTTGGATATATAATAAAAATGAATTTAATAAATTTGTGAATCATAATTATTATAACATTAATAATATACCAATTTATGATACAAGAGAGAAAAGTGCTATTGGGTTACATGGAGTAGGCACAAATTGGTATAAAAATACTTTAATTCCAATCATTCACAATAAATTAATTGAAGATTGTAGAATATATCATATGCCAAATAATTATGTTATTGCTAAAGATAATATGTTTGCTACAATAAAGTTTGATGAAGCAATATAATCCACTTTTAAGAAAAGTGGAGCAAAAATGTAAAACCACCTTTCTTTAAAGTTATGTAAAGCGAAGAGCAAAATAAAACAAAATATAGTATAATTTTTGCTCCACTTTTTTAAAAGTGGAATAAGTTATAATTTTTAAAATTTTTGCTCCACTTTTTCTAAAAGTGGATTGTAATGAAGTAATAAAACCAACCCCTCATTTTTTTTCTGTTACAATGACAAAATTTGGATTCGTTCATGTTGAACCAGATACAAATGGACTCTATAATGGGTTAGTTATGCCAAAATCCCAAGCAGATTATTTATTTTATACTTCATTTAGTGCTTTAGTTGGTAGTTTGTATGGATTCTATAAAAAACAATATATTAACTCTTTAGGAGTATTTTTAGTTTTTCTTACTTCAATTAACTATTGGAAAAATCCAGTTTATGGTTGGCGCCGTAATATTGATATTATTACTTCTATATTAGGATTATCAATAAATGTATTAAGTTCTCCTGGTCATCCTAGATGTTTAAAATTAAATTTAATGTTATTTATGAGTTTACTATTTTATCCATTGGGATTTTATTTTCAAAATAAATCAATTCACCTAAGCGCATTTAGTCATTCTTTAATTCATATTGTTTGTAACTTAGTTTGTATTAGTTATTATTCTGATTGTGTTCCACTTTATCCACTTTTTCCACTTTTAGAAAAAGTGGAGCAAAATGAAGAGCAAAATAATCAACTTTTGGGAGACTCATTATAATCAACTTTTAAGAAAAGTTGAGCAAAATTGTAACAAATACAAATCTATTTTTTACAATTTGATATAAAATCCAACACAATTTTTGCTCTTCGCTTTGCATAACTTTTCTTAAAAGTGGAAAATGTGGAATTACAATTTTTGCTCCACTTTTTCTAAAAGTGGAATTAGGTCGCATACATGAGTCCGCAGTTTCCACCAATAAAGGTAACTACATTTACTCTCTCTTCAAACAAATAAAAGTTGAAATTATAATCATAGATTCGCCATGTGCTCTTATTAATACCAATAATATCTCCTGTCTCTGGGTCACAAATTGTCAGCACTTGTGCTAAAGGGTCCAACGGCGGCACAATCGTAGTAAATTCCATTTGTATATTTATAAACCGATTCATATTTAATGCTCCTGATGGTTGTAGGTCATATGGCGACGTGTTTAAACAAAAATTATAACAATACAATCCTGTTGGTGCGTTACCAGAAGTCCTCGTATATTTTTCCACATAATTAAACACACCCGATGGTTGTATATTCTCTCTATATTGTCCATCCAAAAGAATACCAAGTGCCACTAAAATGTCTTTTTGATTTTCCAAAGTATAATCACCTGTAATCATCAAACCCGATAAAAGACCTGTGGGGTTTGTACCAGGACCCAATGTGGGCGATTTAGAACTCGGATTATAAACCGGATATGTGCCATCTGTCGGCGCAAAAGTAAGATCACTTGGCATGTAATTATAAGGCCAGTTTGTATAATTCGACCATTCGTTTCTCAAATTTGCGTCACTGCGTTGTAAAAACCACATCCAATTCGCAACTAACCCAATGGAATCCAAATCTATTTTATTCGGTCCTGTAACATTATAGAATATTTGTTCTCTCACTTGTTTAAATAAATACTTTTGTTCATTTGCCGCAAACAATTTTTGTTCGTCATTGGAGAGAAAACAATAAGTACAATTCAAATTAATATCCGAATTCCAAACAGTTCGCGTATCTATATAGGATATGGGTCCCAATTCTACATCCGGAGGTGGTTGTAAAAACCGATACATTTGAGCATAACTTTGATTAAAATTGGGCGCTACATAAGGAAAGTTATTCTGATAATCAGTCACATCACGGATTACAAATAACTCATTAATAGGTCGCATTGTTATATTAATATGTAACTCATTGTATTGAAGCGCGACTAAAGGGAACGCCATCTGTGTTTTCAAGTTGAACCAAGCATTTAAAGGAATATACAATATTCGTCCACGAATGGAAGGTTCCGGACCTGCCGGGTTTTCAGTATAAAATGCGTTTGGATAAGCATTCACACGCGTCCCTGAATTTGCTGGGTCCACAATTTCGGGGACATTTCCTGTCATTTTATCAAAGAGCGCTTTTTTATCTGTACTGAAGTCGCGCTGAACCATTGCTAGTAAGTACTGACCCGAAAATTCCTGTATTTTTTGATTTCCACATGTAATTGAAATACTGCGAATCATTTGGGCGCCAATATTATCGATCCATTTAAATTCATAGGGCGCCCAATTGGTGTAATCTGTTGTTCCATCTGGATTATCAATGGGTTGAGGTGGATAAATTGGAGACCATATATGAGGCAATTCAACGGATAAATAACAATCCATTAACAAGTCGCCATATCTAGGCACTTTAAAAGTGAATGATGAATCTTCTGTCAAACGCAGTGTTTTAGACCCTTCAAAGTCAACTCTGAATTTTTGCAGTCCAAAGTTTGTGAATTTTTGATAGGATGCTTTCCAAAATGTTTTAGATGGGTTTCCATTTAAAATTATGTTTTGTTGTCCTGCTGATACAAGATTCAATAGTCCTCCTGCCATATTTACTATATATAGTTATTAAATTTTAAATCAAAATAATATTTTAAATATAAATATTATTATAAAAAATAATAATATATATTAGATAATGGAAAATAATAATACCTATGCCGATAAATTTAAACAATTTGGGTCAAATATAATGAATAAAGCAAAACAATTTGTTAGTAATCCAACACAATCAATAAATCAAATGGATGACACTTTTGTTATTTACATGACAGTTGCAATAGTTGTACTTATTGTTTTTATAGTAACGATATACTATTTATATATAAATAATTTAAAGTCAATGGAAGAAAAAAATATGAAAAATTTGTATTCTGTTAGAAGCGAATATATTATTCCGATTGATACTACATATAGCAACAAATTTTGCGACTATAATATTTTAACAGCATATAACGCATGTAGTGGAGGAAATTACAAAAACGATTATGTAAGTTTAGATGTATTAAAATCTATAACTAGTCAGGGTGTAAGAGGTTTTGATTTTGCCATTTATAATGAAAGCGGTGTTCCAGTTGTTGCGACATCCACCAATGACAGTTATTATGTAAAAGAAACATACAATTATGTCAAATTTAGTGATGTATTAAGTGTTCTTTATACAAATTGTTTTGGTGATACCGCACCCAACAAAACAGATCCTGTTATTTTACATTTAAGAATTAAAAGTAATGATAACAGTGTTTATCAAGAATTAGCAAATCAGTTCAATGCTTATCAGTCAAAAGGTGTTATATTAGGAAACACTTCTAGTTTTGATTATCGAAACCAGAATTTTGGACAAGTTAAGTTGTCTAGTTTAATGGGTAAATTTGTAATTATTATTGATGGGTTAAATAAATCTTATTTGGAACCTGAAAATAAAGACTTTTATGAATTTGTTAATTTAGTAAGCAATTCTCCAAATATGTGGTCCTTTCGATTTTTTGATATTTTAAATAATTATGAACCAGACCAATTAGAAAATCATAATCGAAGTCAAATGACGATTGTATTACCCGATTTAACGAATAATCCGGATAATCCTTCTGCGGCATTGGCAAGAAATTACGGTTGTCAAATGGTGGCAATGAGATTTCAATTGCCCGATAGTTATTTATTAGAAAACATTCAATACTTTGATGAAGCAAAACACGCTTTTGTATTAAAACCAGTTGAACTCAGAGAGAGAAATCTTAAACTTAATCTTAAACCATTTGAAGACGCGAGTAAAGATATTGATAAAGCAACCGAATTGATTAAAGGCGAATTAGATATATTTGAACAAAATCCAGATTTTTCTTATGAAACACGAACTTTTACAAATAAATTATTTGAAATTAAAAGTTAAAAGTTAAGGATTAAATTTATTTTATTTATATTTATATAATAAGTATAAATGACAGAACAAATATGTAAAAAGGGAGACAGTTTTGCTGACTGTGAATTAGCAATATTACGTAGTCAAGTTGATAAAGCACAGGAAAAAATATCTCGACGCGTTGTAAATACTCCCGAAGTAAAAGAGATGATATCCATTGTCGAGGATTTTATTAAGAAAAAGGGTCTTGTTTGTTATGGAGGAATTAGTATTAATGCTTTATTACCAGACGAAGATAAAATATACAATGAAGAAGTAGACATTCCAGATTATGACATGTTCTCTCCCAATGCTTTAGAAGATGCGAAAGAACTTGCTGATATGTATTATAAAAATGGTTATACTGAAGTTGAAGCGCGTAGCGGTCAGCATATGGGAACATATAAAGTATTTACCAATTTTCAGGGTATGGCAGATATTACAAGTTTGCCCAAAGAATTGTACGCGGCAATTAAAAGTAAAGCAGTAAGCGTCAACGGGATTTTTTACACGGACCCTAATTATCTTCGCATGTCAATGTATTTAGAATTGAGTCGCCCCGCAGGAGATACAACTCGTTGGGAAAAAGTAATGAAACGATTGTCGCTAATAAATAAACATTATCCACTGGATGACAAAAAATGTAACTATATGGAGTTTCAACGAAAAATGGAAAACAAAGAAAAGGGAGATGAAATATATGAAATCGTTAAAAATGTCTTTATAAATCAAGGGGTTGTATTTTTTGGAGGTTACGCTATTTCACAGTATAGTCAATACATGCCGAAACACTTGCGTAAAAAAGTGGAGAAAACGGCAGATTTTGATGTTATATCAAATGACCCTCAAACAACTGCTGAAATTGTTAAAGAACGACTAAAGGATAAGGGAATTACAAATGTAACAATTATAAAGAGAGACCCCATTGGAGAGATAATACCGCTTCATTACGAAATCAAAGTCGGCGTCGATACAATTGCTTTTGTTTATAAACCAATAGCGTGTCATAGTTATAATGTTTTAATGTTTAGCAAAAAAAAGATTAAAATTGCCACAATAGATACCATGTTGAATTTTTATTTGGCATTTTTATATACAAATCGTCCTTACTATACAAATTTTACAGACCGTATTTTATGTATGTCTCAGTTTCTGTTTGATGTTCAACAAAAGAATCGTCTTAAACAGAAGGGTCTTTTAAAAAGGTTCAGTATTATTTGCTATGGTCATCAAGAATCCATAGAGGAAATGCGTACTGAAAAAGCGAAAAAATACAAAGAACTTAAGGATAAAAGAGGAACACGTGAATATGAAGAATGGTTTTTAAATTATCGTCCTGATAAAATTAATAAAAAAGAGGATGACCTCAATGAAGAAAATAAAGGTAATAAGAGTAATAAGAAAGATAAGAAAGATGAGAAAGATGAGAAAGAAGAATTATATAAACCTAAAAAAAATACAACAAAAAGAAAAAATAAAAATAAAAAGAAAAGCAGTCTTTTTAATATTTTTTCAATTTCTAAAAAAAAATCAAGTAGAAAAAAGAAAAATAAACTATAAACAATAATTTTCCAATAAAATGGAATAAACATCAAAAATAATCCTCGATAATATTTTACAAACTAAACTATTTTCGGTATCAATATTTAATATTTTTTTAATAAATAATATGCTTTTGACAATATATACTATAATAATTTCACTGAATAATTTAATATTATGTAAACTTTTATCTACAATATTCCATTCATTAACATAACTACACATACTTGTTTTTGTTTCTTTTATAAAAAAATTATGAATATCCAATAATCCACATAACAAACGATTGAATATATTTCTCTCGTTTTTCACATTTATAATACAACCAATTTTATCATAACTAAATAAATTCAAATACAATATTTTTTTATTTTGACATGGTTTAAAAATATATGGAGTAAACCCATCAATATATTTATTTTTATATGTCAATTTTCCGTCGATACAAAAAGGAATAAAACTTGATTTTAATATAGTTTCAACAATATCGTCTGTATTTTTATATTTACTCTTAATCGTTTTTTTTGTATGGACATTATTATAAGTAATAAATAATTTATCATTTATTTTATTACAAATATCTTTGGGTAATTTATGTTTTATAGAATTTAGTACACATTTTATTTTGTTAAATAAAAAAAATGTTTTAAAATCTTCCAATATTAGTGAATTTAATTCTATAATGCAATCCAACTCATCAAGAAAATACAAAAGTCCTACAAAACTACCTATGCTACAACCTGATATTCGATCTACTCTAACAAAACCCCTTTTTTCCATTTCTTTTAAAAAATACAGAGCACCCACTAAATAATTTCCATTAAATGCGCCGCCATCTAAAACCAAATCTAAAACAAGTGGTTTCTTTTTTTTAGTAATCTCATCTGGTAAGTTTTCTATTAATTTTTTTACATATGTTTGTATCATTCAAAATAATTAATTATAAATATAATATTTAAAATATTTATAACTAAAAAACTTAAAGATTTTAACATTAGTTAAATATTAATAATCATGGAACTAAATAACTATGAGTTTTACTGCCTTTCGTTTAACAATCAAGAGAGAAAAGAAAGCATGAAAAAAAGGTTTGATATATTGGGATTAAATTGTAAATTTTATCAAGGAGTTACATTTGAAGACAAAAGAATCGCAAATAGGAAAATGGATAATAATGTAAAGCGCGTTTGGTCTTATACCTATGGGCACCTAGATATGATTCATTATTTTTACCATAATACTGATAAAGAGTTTGGCATTTTTTGTGAGGATGATTTACTTATTCACAAGGATTTAAAAAGTTTTATGCCTAAAATAATCCAGGATTTTAAAGAATTGGATTTGGATGTTTTATTGTTAGGATACTTAATACAGTTTAAAATTAATGAACATATTCCTGGGTTTGAACTTAAATCCGCTTCCCATGTGAATTCAATAGATGCCGAATATAAGTATCATAATTATCATGACCAGGTATGGGGCGCTCAAATGTATATGCTTTCAAAAAAACAAGCAGGAGTATTGCTTGATAAATATTATACTACTTATGCCGATAAGTCAATGAATGATACAAATATGATACCATTTAGTTCGGATTGGACTCTAACAAAAGACGGGAATCGAGCAGTCCTTTTTCCAATGGTTGCGTCGGAAGATAATTTGACGTCATATGAAAATCATGGTCAGCACACTTTTCATAAAACATGTTTCGCAGTAAATTGCGACAAGGATACTTTTATTTAATCAACTTTTAAGAAAAGTTGAGCAAAAGTGGATTAAATAGAAGGACTATAAATATAATTTTTGCTCCACTTTTCTTACGAAGTTGTAAAAAGTGGATTAAATAGAAGGACTATAAATATAATTTTTGCTCCACTTTTTGTAAAAGTGGATTAAAAGTGGACCGTTATTTTATTCAATAAATAAAACATTATTCCAAACAACGCGCTCATGAAAAGAAATCCATTAATATTCAAATTGCCATCCATGGAAAACAAAATGGGAAAATAGGATAATAAGTATTTTCTAAAAAACGGCAATTGAAACAAAAAATACAACGCAGCAATTAAAAGAGGTGTTTGTATTTCACTATACATGTCATCCAATGATTCAGAGTATTTTTTATTGCTATTGTAATTTTCAACAATATCATCAGGGTCTTCATTTGGTTGCGTATAGTCAAGCATTTGACTTTGCATTTGAGGCGGTGGTGGAATGTAATTTGGTTGAACATGAGGATCTTGCATTATGTTATTTGTCGTCATAGCAATGTCCCTTGAAGGCAATTGTGTTGCGCCAGTGGAACTTGCTTGCTGAAGTCCGCTTACTATTTGATTTATGGTCATTTGGTCCAAAGTCATGGATGTAGGCGCTTGTTTTGACATTTCAGATGCTTGAATATTTACATTGGCATTGTTATTTCCACCTGCGGGGTCTGTTGGCAAATCTAAAATACTTGTGGTATCACTCATGATATAATTATTATAAAGATTCATTGATTATAATAATTACGCAAATCGAACCATTTTTTTACTTTTATCACACTTTGTTTGTTTTGTTTTATACACATAACATTTATTGTCAAATTTATATACTTTGTCTTTTAATTCTTCTAAAGGAGGGGCGTGAAATTCTATACAGCGTTTATTTTTACATACTTCTCTAAATAAAGATGCTAATCCTAATCCTAATAAAACGGACATTAACATCTTTCCTGTATGAGTATGAACAAATTTTCCAAATTCTACCATATATATATACTTTATATACTTTTAGAAAAAGTATAGCAAAAACCACTTTTTCCACTTTTAAGAAAAGTGGAGCAAAACTTTAAATTTTATTTTTTACTATTTTGCTATACTTTAAAAGTTTTTGCTATACTTTTTTTAAAAAGTATATTATATGATATTTGACTATATTTCATTCCCAGTATTCTTTGTAAGTTTAGCAATCGGACTATTTTTTATATATATTTTAGGACCTGATACAAAAAAAGTGTATATTTATCCAAGTCCGGATAATATAGAAAAAATATTATTTAAAGATGATGCGAATAATTGTTTCAAATATGAACCGGAAGAAGTTACATGTCCTAAGGATGAATCCAAAATAGCAAATGTACCGGTTCAAGCCTAAATCCACTTTTAAGAAAAGTGAAGCAAAACCATCCTTTCCACTTTTGTTTATGGATTTTCTATTTTGGCACCACCTTTAAGAAAGGTGGTTTTTGCTCCACTTTTTCTAAAAGTGGAAAAGGTGGATTAGGACGCATACTTCAACGTAAACTCCCTCGCATTTGCCAAAAACTTCTCCTTATTTTGATTGTATAACATTGCTATTTCAGGCGACAATGGGTCATTTGGATTTGGGTCCGATAAAAGAGAGCAAATAGACAATAGAATTTTTGATACGCTTAATGCTGGACTCCACTGGTCCTTTAAAATATCCAGGCAAATATCGCCATTACTATTTATATTTGGATGATAAATTTTTGTATTAAATGTTATTTTTGGTGGTTTAAATGGATAGTCGGCAGGGAAAAACATTTTCAAATAAAAAATACCACCTTCATAGGGTGTTTCAGTGGGACCAATAATGGTTGCGTCCCAATTAAATAAATCAGTGTTACATAGCCCAGCAGAACAGTTTTCCGGCGTATCCTTTTGTATTTCTGTTAGTTCTTTTTGTAAGCGTTTTAGTGCCATTTTATTATAATATATGTTATAATAAAATAGTATTTAAGTATATATGATATATAATCATCCACCTTTAATAAAGGTGGAGCCAAATAATATTTCCATTTTTTTCAACTTCGTAAGAAATATAAAAAACAAAAAACAAAACCATTGAGTAGTTTTGCCCAACTTTTTTTAAAAGTTGGTTATACAAACTTCTTAAAACCCAATTGTTTTTCGATTGCATTATTCATCGCGTCTCTCAACATATTAGGATTGAATGTCTTATAAACGCTGTTATTTGGGTCATTATAAAATTCATTATACAATTCATTGCCAAAATCATACGAACCATCCGGCATTTCATTGGGCGGTATTATCAAATTGGGCGGTTCTACAAAAACCATCTCTTTGCCGTCTTTTTTACTTACAATGTACTGGTCCATGGATGTTTCCATCCACGCCGGATTTTCAGTTAAAACAGTTTTCAATTGCTGACTCAATTTGTCCCATAGTTGTTGATAATCTTGGTCTTTCCATACAACAAAACCATCCGGTGTAATTGTATATTTTGCTTCTTCAACCGGAGAATAAACCTCCTGTTCATCTTCATAATCTGAGTCTTCAATAGTTAACCCAGGTTTAAGTTTTAATGTTTTATTTTTAGAAAGAGAATCCCTATTTTTAACCGTTTTAGTTTTCGTCAACTTTTGCTTATAAGCAATTGTTTTATATTCAAAACTGTTTACTGTAGAGTCATTATAGGTCAATTCAATTTGTTCGATACTTGTTTTTTTTTGAACCAATCTAAAAACACCATTCTCCAGTTCAACATTATTATAATTGTATTTTAAGTTCATCAGTTGCGTCATTTTTGGTGTCAATTGATTTACAAAAATATTTACAGAATCTTGGACAAACTGACTATTATTGGTCCTGTCGTAACTTGTCATGGCATCCTTAATGTATCCAATTGTCAAATATATTTCGGATTGCAGTGTCCGAATTGTTTCATTCACTTCAGTGTTATCGGTTTCATTTAAATACAATTCTAAAACAGAAGTAAGTCTCTCTGTTTTTTCACTAATGGTAGAACTATAACTATCAAAATTCTCGAGCGCTTGTTCCGTTGTAATAAACCCAAATAAGAGTTTATTTTTATCAACAATAATCTCATTTTTTATTTTTTTGATATCATTTTCTAAACCCTTTATAATTTCAGGATAGGTTTCTGTATATCCCAAAAAAATATTAATATTTAAATTACATGGGTCCACTTTGTCTCCACAAACGGCAGACAAAATGCGACCGTCTTTTGCTTTATCAAATGCAATAGAAAATGTTGTTCCAACGGGCCTGTTACAATCAATACACTTTGGTTTTAACTTTTTAAATTCCTTACGTTTTTCCTGAATGCTTAACCCTTTGTCTAATTTTTTAACTTCCTTGTCAATGGAAGATTCATAGTCTCTTTTTAATTTATAATAATCATTGATTCCTTCCTGCCAGGTTTTCATATATATATCCACTTTTAAAAAAATCAACTTTTAACAAAAGTTGAGCAAAAATTGAGTAAAAATGACAGATTATTTTGCTCCACTTTTTCTAAAAGTGGAAAAGGTTCAAATTTTTGCTCCACTTTTGTAGATTAATGGTTGGTTTTGCTCCACTTTTTCTAAAAGTGGATTTAGTCCCAATTTGGCAGTCCAGTAATTAATTCTTGTTGTGCCCGTCTTTTGGATTCTTGGAAAGTCTTTATTTTTGAGAGAATGTATTGTTGTTTTTCCTTATTTTTTTTTGCTTTGTCTTCTTCTGTTAATCGTCCCTTATATTTATAAAGTAAAATTGCTCCTAAAACTAACAAAAAAAATACAAAAAGTCCTATATTGATTATATAATTTTGATATTTTAGCCTAA